AGAACTTTACACATGACTTTTGAATATACAGATATTTCCATTCTTTAGTCATAGTTTAGTCCTTCTTAGTAAAGTAAGCTTTGATACATGCTAGAACAAAGATGATACCGAAAGCAATATTAACTAAAATACCATCTTCTTTTGAGCCTGTCTTAGGCAATACCTTCTTGTCCTGTGACTTAACCTCAGCACTAGCAGGAGGCAATTCCTCTTGTGTAGGAGGTGTCTTAGGCTCTTCTGTAGGTACATCAGGTACATCAAGCTCTGGTAACTCATGCACAGGAGCAGGAGGTAATACTGGTACATCATCAATATTGATTTCAGGAAGGTCTAGCACAGGTGGGTCATTAGGGACTACTCCACCATTCCATTCTGGTTTATCCACTGTAGGAGGGTCTAACGGTGTAGTCCCACCTTGCCATTCAGGAAGCTCAAAGATTGGTGCTGGTGGTGTTTGTTCAATATCATCAATATTCAGCTCTGGTTTATCCAACACAGGAGGGTCATTTGGGACTACACCTCCCTCAAATTCTGGAATGTCGTACACAGGAGCTGGTGGCACATCATAAGTGAATGGTCGCACCTTGCCCTTAGCTGAGCCTGTAGCATTAGCCACTGTGATTTCACGTTCAAAGCTGTATTCCTGTCCCATGGCTGTAAAGCTCAGCACGTTCACTGGATTTTGAAGTTTGTTCTTTAGCCGTGTTTTGTATTCCACACTGATGATGTTCTGAACATCAGGCAAGCTAAACTTAAAGCCATTCTTATAAAACTGAACATTAACCTCTGAGAGAGGGATTTCACGGATACCAACCCAAGGCTCTGCTGATGAGAGCTCAAAGATACGCATAGAGCCCTCTACGTACTCATTGTTATCGTCCCAAGTGTCTGATACATTTACATCTGTGAGGTGGTGTTTGACAAAGTTCACTCGTCCTCCCCATTGCACAATAGAAGGGTCATCTTTATCTTGCCAGCCCCACTTGGCAACAATTTCCTGTGAGTTTGCAGGTGTTTGTGGCTTAACCTCTGCCTGCTTAACAATAGTTCCATTGAAATTGAGGTCATACTTTTCACGCTCTGTGACTACCTCTTTCTTCCACATGGTCTTAAGAGTCATATCAAAGCTCTTGTTAAGAGGGTGTTCTGCAAAGTAGCTGTTAAAGGTTGTAGTAACCGCTTGTGTTTCATTTGAAGCCACAGCACGTCCTACCACTTCCCCTTCTGGACTAGTCACATCAAATTCCTGTGTAGTTGTCCATTGGAGCTGTTCAGGTAGATTGTAAGTGAGTGTATCACCCTCATTAATCTCTACCTCATCAGGAATTTCTGTTTTATATGTCAGGTCTTTGTTTACATAAGTTTCAGCAGCCTCTGAGCTGTATGTAATTTCAGGCTCTGTGACCTTAATCTGAGTACCTTCTTTAGCAACCTCACTTGCTAGTACATTAGGAGCAATTAAAAGCCCTGCTAAAACAATCATTCCTGCTGTAAATTTCATTTTATTCATTTTTATCTCCTTAGTCCTTTGTCTCAAAGTAAAATTTTCCAGAAAATGGCTCTATTTTTACAATACCATAATCAATGCCTAGCCTTGCTATGAATGGTTTCTCTATTCTTTCATGCAGAGTAAGCATTTGCTCTCTAAATTGTTCTAATTTAAGAGTTGATTTATAGAAATTGCATTTGTAACAAGCAGGCATATAGTTATCTAAAGTATCTTCACCTCCTAAATAGTGGGGGTGTAAATGGTCTACCCTTAGACTTTTTAAATCTAAGTCTTTTCCACAGTAAGCACAATGCCCGTCATACTTAGATAAGACAGCCCCTCTAGTCTTTTTTGATATAGATTTTCTTTTACCCACTAGTCACCTCCACTACAGATATACCATCACAAGAGAACACCCAGCCAAATCCAGATTTTTCTAAATCCTCTTTTGTGTGATAGATACTAAAGGCAGTCCCTACTGTAGCGTCACTAAAATACCAATAGTTATGTTTACTACTATACTTGAGGTATGCATAAGTGTATTTTACCCCTTTAATCTGCACTGAGTATTTAGTAAGTTTATCAACCCCATAGCCATTTAACCAAGCCCTAGCAAACTCATCTGGGTTATGTCTAATCCACTTTAAGACTTCCTGAATGTCACCTTCAAAATCATCTAGGTATTCCTCCATTGCAGAAGCATAGGGAGACATTCCCTCTAAAAGTTTAAACCCATTATCTTTGCAGAATTTCAACCAATCTGCCATATATTTTGGCACTACTTGTTTTTCAGTCATAAGCTTTCGCCCTCCATGTTATCGTTAGTTCATATCCCCCACAGTGTTCGCATTCATAGGGAACATGGTCTAAAATAGTTTCATATTCTTTTTCACAATCCTTACAATAATAATCATATACTATCATTTATCAGGACCTTTCTTTATTAGCTGACCAAAATCAGCTTCCTCGTCGCTTAGGTACTGTAGTTTAGCTCCTCTAGGGTCATCAACCTGTAGGATATAAACATCACCAGACCTAAAGTTACGGAAATAAGTTGTCATCTTAGAGGTAGTAGCTCCTTTACGCTGTAGAGTAATCATACTCTCATACCAGCCCTCAATGAATGTAGAGCCATATAAGTCGCTTGTGCCTACCTTACCTCCTCGCTCAATCTTCCGTGTGTGGTGCACTATAATCACAGAGCAACCTGTCTCATCACGGAACTCTGATACTGCCCGTAGCCTATCAGCCACGTCTTGGTGCTTGTTAATGTCACCAGAGCCAAACAACAGATACATAGGGTCTAGTATCAGTAGCTTAATGTCATTCTTCTTGACAAAAGACTTAAGGTGATGGATACGGTCTAAGAACACAGGAGCTTCTGTGTAATAGATTGGTAAGTCCTCTGTGCCTGCCATGGTTTTGAGCTTAGCCTTTTCCATGCTAGGGTTATTTTCCCCTTGCACAATGAGAACTCCACCCTGCTTAACCTTGTGGCCATCAAAGTCTCGTCCTGTCGCCACTGACACAGCCATATTAAGCGTTAGGGTCGATTTGAAGCTCTTAGAAGGTGCTCCAATGATACCGACTGAGTGATTAGCCCATAGACCTTCAATCAGCCAGAAATCTTTTCCGTCCCATTCCTCAATGTCTTTGAGAGCTAGAATTTTGACCTTCTCATTGTTAGCCTTTGTGACCCCTCCTGTGTGTACTTTTCCAAAGGAAGACATTCTGTCACTAGGTCGCTTATCAGGCTCTAGCTTGGCAAACACCCTGTGAATTTCCTTCTGTAAGGCTTTCTCAGTCTTGTATTTGCTCATAGCAATGTCTGAGTTTAGTAATACAAAGTAGACCTCTTCTTTTCTTGCTCCTGCATTAACCATTTTCTGCTCAATCAGGAAGCAATACTCACTCCGGTCAGTCCCTACCACTTTGTTATCAAACACAGAGGTCAGGTCATAGCGTTCAAGTAGCTCATTCAGGTCAAAGCGTCTTTTCTTAATCTCACCAGTCTCAGCCACAGCCGTCTTAGCTTGTTTAAAGAATTTCTTGAGACGCTTGATAAACTCTGACTTGCGGAATACTGTTCCCTCACCCTGCAACCCTGTGATATTGAAATCACTCTTATACTTGTGATTGACTGTCTGAGGCACACGGTAGTAGTGCACAATGTCTGAGCTTGTCTTGTCAAACCCATATTTCTGTACTAGAGTTCTAGCCACTTTCTCATGTTCCTCAGGGGTTAGTGGATTATCCAAAATCCATACACCTTGATACTTTTTAGGGCTAGTTTCCCAAACGTAGCTAGGCTTAAAGTATTTTTCAGGTACTCTTGCCCCGTCAATATCCATGAACACAAGGTAAGTCTCCTGTGCGTTCTCCTTAAGGCGTTTCTTGCCTTTGATAGGTGTAGGACACACATAGAGCTCAGCCTTTTTCCTCTGTGAGCCTAGATACTTTTTCAGAGCTTTCAGACTGATTGAGGTTTCCACAAAATCCCTTGCAAATCGCTTCTTAGGGTCTTTTTCATTTGTGAACTTATAATTAAGTCCCACTTTTACCTCATCATCAGGTCCAAAGTTCTTTGCTAGCACCTCCTCAATAAAAACGTTAATCGTCACAATTTTCCTCTCCTATCCAATGTATTCCAAGTGCTTGAGCGTCCTCATCAGCCTCAATATCATAAGGGTTATAGGACATATCAATCTCAGGTAAGCCATGTTTCCTACGAAAAGCATTTCCATGACCACCGGGATATTTCAATTCCTCTTCTAGCATTTCTCGGTCAAGTTCTTCGGTTTTCTTAACCCACAGGTCGCTTTCACCTCGTTCTGCATAGCTGTACCAATCCTCATAATCATCTTGGTCTTCTACTAGGTCAGGGATTTCTACCAGAGACATGTGTAGAGCGCCTTCTGTGCCCTCTGTAGGGATTTCAGCATATCTCTTGCCCTGATACTTGACAATCTCAAACCAGCCAATATATGAGGTCACAGGCTCTTCTGAGCTATCGCTCTCTGTGCTAAATGTTTCATGTGAAACACTCTGTGCTAGGACAGGCTCATTGTAGAACTCATCAGGCACACCAGCAAGAGCCAGCTTCTCCTGTGTGCTTCTAAGAGGGATTGTAATCATGTTTACACAAGGGCGCATAATATCTACCAGAGCCATGAAAACATCGTTACAAGAGCGTTTTAGAGAGCGTAGCCACGATTTAACAAGCTGTAGCTTGGTGCTATCCATGGTCTTGTTTGTAGGGTGCAAAGTCTCCTTATACTCACAGTACCAGTTGTCTGATTTCTCAAACGTGATAGCCTCTTTGATTAGACTGTTCTCAGGCATGAGGTTGTAGATAAGCTCTGCTGTTTCCTGTGCTGTAGGGGCTTCCTGTTGTAAAAATAACCCGTTCACAGTGATTGATACCCCTTGCCCTACTACACGTTTCCGTGTGAGGATACCTAGCTCTTCTAGTAGGCTCAGCGTGTTAGTCAGAGTTGACCGGCTCATATTAAACACAGAGGCGATATTCTCTAACTTATCTGGTGCAAAGCTGTAATCCTCTCCAAGCTTTCCTTCTTTTCTAGCCTGTGAGTTGAAAGCTGATAGGAACACAAGAGCGTTATAGGGTAGCCTTAACTTACCAGCCCACCAAGTCTGCATTGCTAGGTAGTTTGTACTCTCTTCCTCAATGTCCCAGTAGAGCTTATCAGGCATAACTTTTCGTGCCCAATACTCCGCTCCGTCTCGTCTTCCCCAGCCCCAGCGTAGGAGCTCTTTATCATAAAGGCTCTTGATACCAGCTGTGAAAGTTCGTGAGTTCATTTTGAGAATGTCATACACATATTCCTGTGTAAAGTAGTTCTCCATCTGACCTCTTGAAATTTGGCTATAATAAAGACCAAACAAGACAAGCTCTGCTTTGTTCTCAATTTGGTCTAGTGCATTTGCAGGTATTTTAATGTATTCCATACTATCTCCTTTCTCCTGCCGATAATTCCATTATACACCTTAATTTTTTAAAGTCAATACCTTTTTGCAAATTATTTGAATTTATTTTTGGATATAGCACTCCTGAGTACATGCTCATTTACCCACCAAGTTGATTTTATTGAACTGTATTTCTTTTGATAAGCCTTTGTGTCCCCATTAGTTTTCTTAAGCTCATCAAAGAAGCCTATCTTATAGGAAGAACCATCAATATTAAGTATTATACCTAGTTTTCCTCTTGTATTATTATCTTCCCAATCTCTTGTAACTAATACTGTTTGTCCTTGTTTAAACATAGCACACCTCACTTAAATTTATTGCTAGTAAACTGAGAGTCTACATATTCATTTCTAGCCACCCATGATGAATACCCATCACTTTCCTTACTCCAAATACTGCCTATACTTACATCAGAAGGAGTAGTCATAATCTTGACTCTGTATGGATATTCTGTATTAGAGTCAATATCCTCAACTATAATAGTACCCCATGTATATTCCGTTAGTCCTAACTCAGTATGTGGCTTAAGTCTTATCCTATCACCTACTTTAAATCTTCTAGCCATAGCTTACTCCTATCTAAATTTATTCTTTGAGATAATAGTGGTTGTTAGGTATTGATAAGGAACACTCCAAGTAGCCTTTAGTCCTTTATACAAGGGCTTATACTCATGCAAGCTGTGATTTGTCCTTACCCCACCACAAAAGAAGCCTATAAGAGCTCTACCTTCCCAAGTAAACAGCACCTCACCTACTTTATCCTTAGTTGTATTGCCATCAAAATTACAAGTAACTCTTACTTGTTGACCTATTTTTAGTTTTTGTGTCATGCTAACTCCTATCTAAATCTATTATTTGTGAAGGTGTTAGCAAGCTCTAATCCTCTAGAGTCAAACCACCAAGTAGCTTTTAATCCCGGATATTTATATAACCAATCCTCCAGCTCATAGTTTGTCATTACACCCTCACAGAAGAAGCCTACTACATGCCCTCTGTCTCTATTAGTTATTATAGTGCCTACCTTGCCTTTAGCTGTAGTGTTGAAATTATCTAACACAACCACTCTATCTCCGATTTTAAATCTTTTCATGTCACACCTCATCTAAATTTGCTTCTTGTATAAGGAGTTAAAAATTCTAAGTGAGAAAACTCAACAAACCAGCACCCATAATCAGGAAAATCACTGTGTGACCAACCAAGACCAAGTTCTTTAGGAAAACCAACTATAATATCTTCCCTACCATGAGAATATAAAATTGTCACAGTCTTTCCTATCATTTCATGAATACTTGTGTTCAATATCCTCGCTCTTCTACCTACTAGTTCTTCCATCTTATACCTCACTTAAACTTATTGTGTGAAAATACTTGCACAGGCTCTAGGTATTCAGGTGATATGTACCACAGATTATAACTTGTGCTCATATCCTCATCATACCAGCCAAAAGGACTATCCAAAGGTAAACCAATTAAATCCCTATCGCAAAGTGCTCCTGAGGCTTTCTTTACCAGTACAGCTGTCTGACCTACCATATCATCTTGATAATAATACTTATTTATCCTTACATATGTTTCGCTCATTTAAACTTACTCCTTGTGATTGTTGTTACAGGCTCTAAGTATTCTGATAAAATCCACCAGCAACGATACTCGGTACTATAAGTACTGTCATACCAGCCAATAGAACCTTCTAATGGAAATCCTAACAAGACAGACTCTTTGTCCCTCCTAAGGATAACAGCTTCAACACCTACAAATTCCCAATCAGGATAACTTTCTTTTACCCTTACTACCTGTTTACTCATTCTCTATACTAAAGTACAGATAATACCAGCTAAAGAATAACACATAGCTCTCTTTCTTTATACTGTATTATCTGTACTCTCCTTTCTTATTTTACTAAAGTACAATTAATGCATACTAAAGAATATAACACAGGGATTATTCTTTATAGTGTATTATCTGTACTTTGCTATGCTGGTTTATATTCCATTCCCAGCTCTGTCACAAGTTGTTTCAGGCTATCAAGCACTGTGCCATCCTTATATAGTGCATAAGACTTATTGCTCACAGCAAGCCATGACTTAAACCCTTTGCAATTTTCGATAATGTCCATTGCCTCGTCTGTGTCTCCGGAATAAACACACATAAGGTCTTCTTTTACAAATTCCCGATAGGTGTTATCGTCATAGTTTGCATAGTCTGAGACTTCCCAAGTTCCTGCTGTAGCTCCATAGGAAGACCACACAGGGGCTTTCTCTGTATATTTCCAATCCGCTGTGTCCTGACCTTCTAGCCATGTGAGGAAGGAGATAAGACCTTCTGTGTTCTTTTTGTAGGCTTCCAAGTTAATAAACTCATTCCTTGTGTGCTCATTCTCATAAGCGGCTGACAAGTTCACAATAGGTTTGTCATACTCAGGACCAAGCACAGCGACATCAGTATATGAGCCCTCAGCTAAGGTATAATATTTTTCTAGCTCTGTGAGAATTTCAGGGATTGAGTTTTCGTCATATTCATAAAATACCATTTCATTCCAGAAGCCCTCATGGACTCCTCGGTCAATCTGAATGAGCATTGAGCTATCAGATAGGGCTTGCAAATCATCTTCTGTGACAATCTTATTAGAGCCTACACAGCCAATCTCTTCATCAGTTGTAAAGAGCACATGAGGACGTTTCCCAGCCTCAATTACATCAAGAATAGTTTTCACACCGCACCTATCATCAGCACCTAGGCAAGCCAGCTTTGGATTAGCTTCTGGGCTCAGTGTGATATATTTGTTAGAAATCATTAGGTCATCAACTTTTGGTGTTGCTTTTTGTCCTGTTTCCCATTTTTTAGTTGAGTAATTATAAGAGCCTGCCCCTCTGTGTGTGTTTATGGTGTCTAAATGAGCCACTAGGCACGGTTGAATGTCTTCCGAGGGTGATACCCCTAGGATATAATAATCAGTCGCTATGACGCTGTAAGAGCGTTCTGAGAGGTACTCAGGTAAGCTCTTAAGTAAAGCTCCTTGTGTCATAGTTAGTAAGTTCTCGAAAGTGTTTTTAATTTTAGTCATTGTATTTCTCCTTTAGTTCTTTAATCCGTGCTTCAAATTTATCTGCCGTGTCATCATAATTAGTGATAATTGACATGTCAAGGTCATGGATTTCATCAGCCCACTTGCTATAGCTGTCTTCTTCCAGAATTGAGGCTGTCCCAAGGGTCTTATAGTCATTTGCTCCTGACATATTAGACCAATAATTTATGTCCTCATTGTAAACGTCCTCAAACTCTGAGCCTGACTCTATAGTCTGACCTAAAATCCTCTTGAAATGTTTCAGCTTACGCTTGAAAACTGTTGCAAGCATTAGGCTTGTAAAGTCATAGGCTGTATAGCCAATTCTGTTTGTATGGTTTCTGCCTTCTGAGTACATACCAGCATGAGCAAGCTCACCATATTTTGCCTTAAAGTATGCACGGGCTAGAGGTGTAGCCTCATCACTTTCTAGGTCATAGCGGTACAGTTTCATATATTTATATCCCATAGCTTTTAACACAAGGGCTGTTCCGTTACCAGCACAGCTGTCAGACTGATTGCAAGAGTCCTGAAAAGCCCAATTATCTACATTATTAGGGATTGTAAAGTCTCCCATATCTAGCAGAATAACCTCATTAGGTCTTGACACATCAGCAACACAGCCTAGCCACTGTTTGAACTCATTGAAGGCTATAAGCTCTTCATTTGTTGCGGTAACTCCTGCTTTTTTGAGCTGTTTTGCAAGTTTAGGTGCTTGTGTCCCATGCTCAATTACAATATTATCATTGCTATAATATTTTCTTAGTACATTCTGCATGTTGACCTCTAGGATTGTATTTCCATAGTTAGGGGTTTTTAGTACATTCGTGCGATAGTAGTCACAGAGCATGCCAACGTCTTCCCACTCTTCAAAGTGTTCAGGCTTTTTGTAGCCCAGCTTGTAGGAAAATTTCAAGACCTCTTCTGACATTTTCTTTGTGAGCTTGCTGTTTAGCTCATGCTTAATACTTGTGATGTTGTCATACTTACGGTAGATTAGAGCTTCTTTCAGGTTCTCAGCCCGTTTTTTCATCTTGTCTTCTAGTTTTTGGAGCTCTTTCTTTAGCTCAATCCGTTTAGAGATTTTCTTTTCAAAAGCTCGGTATTTTTCCTTGATACCCTCCCATTTTTCTGTGTCATTGTTTACATCAGTGAAATAGTTACCTGATTTATCATACTGATATAGGAATAGTGCCCGATAGTCCATTCCTCTAATGTTTCCAATATCTGAGCCTAGCTCATTAAGTGGAAAATGCTCCATAAGCCAATACACAGCCTCTTTTGTGCCCTTTTTAAGCTCTTCTGTGTACTCATCAGCGAGCATTTTATCAATCCGGGCTTCTAGTGCCTGATAGGGTTCTCCCTCCTCAAAGGAGGCGTTAATGGCGTTTAAGAGCTCATCTTGCTTGTCTTCTGGTGTTTCATCTAGGAGTAACAAAAAAGCCTTCTTTACAAGAGGCTCATTTTCTAACATATTTAAAATAGTATCTTTCATTTTTTAAATTCCTTTCACATTTTAGCGTTTGTATAGTGATAGTGCGGTACAGCCTTTCACTCCATATTGCCCAATCTGTTTACCACAGGGTACAAACATTCTACCTTGATAGCCCAATCTGTGGAGCTCTTTTGCGGTCACAAGGGATACGATAATATCCAACTTTTCTAGCCTTCTAAGCTCTGATAGAGGGGTTTCTAGTCCATATCCTATAGTATTGACCGGTACACCGTGGATTTTTCCTAAATCCTTGTAATAGGTCTTAAGGCGCAAAGGGGCAAACCTTCCGCTTACCCCTATTCGCTTCGCAATTTTTCCGTCAGTGTGTAAGATAGTCACAGGGTGACCCGCTAAGTTTTCAAATCTCTCGTAGATATTTTTTGTCATGCTCTTCTAGTTCCTCCGCTTCTTTTTCTGTGATTTTTGAGCTATAGCCAGCTGTTTCCCCAATAGATGTCGGTAATAGTACCAATCCTTTATTAGGTACACGATACAGCTTTTCATCTTCTATGACTACCTCATAGAATTTAGGCTTGATTTTCTCTTCTCCTGAGATAGTATACCCTTCTACTAGGAGGGTTGCTAGAGCCATAAATTTTGAGACCTCCAGAGCCTCTGAGATAGCGTTTAGCTCTCGGTCGATAGGTTTATCCTGACCCTTGCCAAACTCGCTGAAAAGCTCTGCTAGACGCCCTCTGAAACGTCCCTGCTCTTTGACCTCCGCAAGGAAGACTGAAAGTTCTTTACTAATTGATTGTACCATAAATTTATACTCCTTTCATTATGGCATTATACATAAGTACCATGATAATGAGAACTACTACAATATTTTGGGTTGTAATGATTGCCCTTAAGTCCTCATCAGTTTTAACAAAAAGCCTCCAGAATAGGAGACTTAGAAAGCTATATACTATATATACAGCGTATATAAAAGGTGTTAGGAAGATTAGTAAGATAGCTATACAGCCCAGCACCATAGATAATAATGCGCCTATAATCTCACCCCCTTAGTATTCTACAATGTCAAAGTAATTTTCCATGCAATCACGGTCACAGAAATGACGGTAGCCCTCTGTTTCAATATAGTTTCGGCTACAGTGCACAGGGTTACTACATTGTGCGCACTCGTCAAGGTTGCCATCGTCCTCATATACCCAACTATCAATATTTTCAGCATAGACGGCGTTGTCTCTTAAGATATGCTCACCATATTCATCAGAGTATACTACACTATCTTCATCTAGCCATCCTTCATTTTCAATGTAAATCAAACCTTCTCCCTCCAAATTGAGCTCATATAAATCTTTAAACTTTACAGCCCCAAAGTCAAAGTCTGGGCTATAATATTTACGGACACTACCAGAAGCAAAGTTAGACCAAAAGCCCTCTTCGTTGTAAAGGTTTCCTACCTCTTCTGTGGTGTATTCGATTGTTTCCCATTTAACCCCATAGTGCACAAGCAAGAGGGCTAGGGGTGCACTGTATTCTCCATGGTTACTTACCCGATACCAATCGGCAACACAGAAGCCAGAAGGCTGGCTAAAGTAGTAAAACCGTCCGGTAGGTTCGCCGTCAGTGTTATAGATATAACAATATCTTGAGCCCTCATAGGTTGCCATAGCGGTACTTGTGATATTTCCGCAACCGTCAGTATTATTGCATGAGCCATCAAAAGCCCATTCATCTTGTTCGTCATAGGTCGGTAACTCAGCCGAAAACTTAACTCCAAACTCATAGTCATAGGGGTTACCTTCATAGTCATTGAGATAGTCAGCGTCTGTGTATAGTCCAATAAGTTCGGTTACAGCTTCACCCCAAAACTTAATTTCAAGGTCTGATACCTCTATTTTTAGCTTCTTAAGTTGCTTGCTAAGTTTAGGCTTATTTTCACCTAATTCGATTGCGTCTGTGTTAAAGTAGCGGTTCAAAAGTCCGTTGATTGTGAAAGTTTCCATGATATTTACCTCTTTTAATGTGAATTATTGAGAGAATACCTCTCATTGATTTTAAATTATTGAAATGTTATTGCGGTATCATTTGCCCCTTCTGTGAGGCTGTATAGGTTTTGTAGTCTGTAGGTACATTGAGAAGCTCCCCATTGTCTCCTACGACTTGCAAGAAATAAGTGCCTTGCTGGCTAAATTTAGCCATTATCTGCCCTGTGTGAGGCTGAGACTGAGAATAGCCCCAGAGACACAGGAGAAGGGCTATAGTGAGCCCTGAGAGTAGTTTTGTCATAGTGCATGACTCCTTTTTAAATTATAGTGCCCTTGTGTTCGGGCTATGACTTTAGGAACTGTTACACTCCCAAAGCCTCATAGTTGCGGTTGCATATTTATTATTTAATAGTAGTGTCTGCGTACTCGTTCGGACTGTTAGTCTTTAACCCTACAGATACAGCGGTTTTATTGATATATAATATTATTTCGTTCGTGAGCTAGTGCTGGGCTATGCTTAATTATTTAACGTTCGGAGCAAAGGGCTTGATGTCTGTAAGTAGTGACTATCCGATTGTTTGATAGTGATAACACAGAAGGCTATATATTCAAACTGATAGTGTATCTTGCATAGTCAGAGGCTCTTTGCTTTATAGGTTAGGCTATAGCGCTGTAGCACTAGCTAATAAGTTGTTGAGTGGCTTAGCTTTCACTAGTAGCGCCTTTGCACTGGCTAAGTAGTCGCTGAGCAAGCTATCTTACTCTCTTATGTAGTTACCTCTTCCGGTCACATGCTAGCTAATCCGCTAAGTCTTTGCAAGTCTTTCAGTAGGGCGCTTGTTCTCCCTTGTCTTTATTCGGTTGTCAAGGTGCGAGATAGTAGCAAGATAGCTTGCGGTAGTCGGTAACTCTTGTAACCTTTCCTTATCTTTATGATACTAGTATAACATCTTCTAACCTCTTTGTCAACAACTTTTATAGATTTTTAGCTATAGGAAATAACTATAAGAGTATATAGGCTACGCCTATAAGTGTAGGGCAAGTGTCCTAGGACAGATTGGACGGATTTTTTGGGTGAAGTTTGAAAGGTTACGTTTCGGGAGAAAGTTTTTTTCTTTCGTTCGTAACTATTTCTCTCCCTAAACGAAACACTTTTCCTCTCTCCTCACTTACTAACGAAAGCTTTTTACTTACGCACGTAAGCACCTTTACCTTACCCTTTACTTTTTAGTACAATAAAGTGGTATATTTTTCCTTGGTTAAAAAGGGTTAAAGAAAAAGGTCGATTAAAAAAGAGGGAGGGAGGAGCGGAGGGCTGATTTGCTCATTCGTCATTCAAATATTTTTAATACTAATATATTATACTATTTACTCCTCTGCCAACTGTCCAAGGGTTGTACTATACCCCTCTCATACCCAATTAAAAAATGAACTCCATTTCTCCATGTCCCAATTCCCTCATTCACCATTCATAATAATTCGATATAATTCGTATTTATTCCCAAATCCCTCTCCACTGCTGTATTTATATAATTTGAATTAAATCGTATTTTTAAGTTCTGTGTATTCTACTGTATGAATAGCTATACGAAGTATGGCTATGAATACTAGTAGAATATTATTCTCTGCGAATGAAATGAGCTGAGAGAATAATCCTATCTCTGGTACTAAATGACTCTATCTCTTCTCTAATGAGCTCATATAGGGCTCTATTTTATCTCCCTAGTACAATACTCCTCAGAAGACACTAAAATCGAATACAGGGCTTTCTATGAGCTCTAAGGCACTACTATAAGGTCCTAATAAGGCACAGGGGATTTATATTATACAAGAATGACCTTCCCCTTTATCACTATGCATATCGCCCTTTCCCTTGTGGCTCTAGGCTTTTAAGCTATCCTGTGTTATGTATTATTCATAATTCTGGGTATATATTTATCTTCATGCATATCACACAGAAGGCTCTATAAGACACAAGAAATGCCTTTCCTCTCTGATAATGACACAGGGCTGTATATTACTTAGTGAAATAATACTACGAGCTCTGCGAGGAGTATTATGAGCTTAGTAATATAACAAAGACAACGAGCCCTGCGAGGAAGTCTGCGTTAGTCTTCCAAAGATAACCTTCCACGGAGTCGCCAGACGTAGTTGAAGGGTTATCCTGTGCCCTTATTATGGTACTAAAACAGCCTCCAATTTTTCAAAATGAATATAGTATAATTTATTTATAGATATTTTAGTATAATATTAAATTTGTGCATTTTCTATGATTACCCTGTGGATAACTCTTATAAAGCCCGGTACTAAGCCATTTCACAATTTCACAATGTTACCAAAAAGTCACATAACTCAATTTTGTAATTTATTTGTAACAAAAACTGTGGATAACTACCCATTTCTGTGGATAACTTGAAGGATATTATAGCAAAATAAATTAGTTTAAGAAAAGTTATGTAACATTTTTAAGAAAAACTGATACTATTCTACTGTCCTCTACATATACTTTATACCTAGTTACAAGGATATATTACTCATTTATCTATCTAACTATAATATTTACCTCTTTATCCTACTAAATTTACTAGTTTTATGCAAAATTATGGATATTTCGTGCATAAAGTAGGGGTAAAATGCATAAAATAAAAAGTGTAGTGTCTGAGTTGACAAAATGCCCAAAAATCGTTATACTTGCAGTATGTGCGCGGCGGGGTTGTATGATGTGGTATGTATATAAATTATACTAATGAATATGATACTAATAATATGCATAATTAATATTCATTTATATAATATATAATTCTTAGTGAATAAACATAGCCCTGCTATGTTTATGAGCTTAGAATTATATTATCTACCCTGAGTGTAACGAAGGAGTAGATAATAGGTGATAGAGTATTGAATAATAAAATAGGACCTGTGATAGGTCCTTTTATGTATATTCAATTTTAAGGTATCTCACTGTGTCATCAAAGTCCTCAATGAACTCCTTAGATATTCTTTCCTTGGTAGCTATGTCTCTAAAGTTATCCCTAAAAGCTTCCATATTCCTAGAGCCTAGCACCTCAGCATGAGACACACCATAGTATTCCACAAGCCAGTTAGATAATTCATCTATCTCCTCTGTGCTACGTTTCCACCACCAGAACCACTGTGTATGAGAGAGTCCAAAGTGAGCCTGTGCCTTCTTAATGTTCCCGAATAACCTTTTCACAGCCTTTGAGGCGTCAGCCCTTAGCATAGGATTATAAATAAATTCACCATACTCGCTGTGAAGCTCAAAGTATTCCTTCAAGTAGTTCTCATAGCCCTTGAACCACTCAGTAGGACCTGAAATATTATACTTCTTATACCACAGATACAATAGTCCTCCCTTAATGAATGTCTTGCCTGTCTGATACATATATACAGAGGCCATGTCCATTTCCCAGAATGGTACATCAGGGAAGAATTTCTGGATATTTATATGGTCTCCATCAAGATACACCTCAGAACGCACATATTCGGCCATTCTGCTGTAGTAAACAGATAGTGTGGTACTTTCCCCTAGGACTTCAAATAACGCTGCTGTGGACTTGCTAGAGACCTTTAACGAGCCTGTGCCTGCCATGATGTATTTATGTACGTTGGCTGTGCTTCCAAATGTCCTAGCCAGCTTCTTGTTCAATCCCTTTAGCATTTCTCTTAGGTACTCATTCAGGTTCTCTATATAGGTCACAGTGATTTCCTTACCTAGGCGCTTTGTGTAGTAATCTTGGAACTGCTGACGTCCTGAGTCTATAAGCTCCTCTAAGTCATACTTCCCTGTGTCATATATGTTAAATAAGAATTCAGCCGTCACAGGAGAGACTAGCCTATTCTTTCTTGAAACTTCTTGTGATTTAATATCTGAGAAAATATACTTCATTTTCCTTACCTCCATGTAAATATTGTAGCATATTTGGTTAGGAGTTTCAATAGATAAACGGTAGAAAAAGTAAAGTACAGATAATACAAGGTAAAGAAAGGCACAGAGTATTTTATTCTTTATAGTGTAATATCTGTACTTTGGTAAAATATCCATAGTAAAGTACAATTAATACAGTATAAAGAATATCACAGAGCTATATTTCTTTAATATGCATTATCTGTACTTTGCTTGCAAAGTTCAGATAATAGCATATCAGAAAATTAGAACACAGGGAGGGGAAGAGCTAATCACCTCTGTGTCATATCTAAGGCTCTCTTGTGTAATTTCTTAGAGCTCTCTGTGACCTTTCCTATAGCTCTGTAGTAAAGTACAGATAATACAGTATAAAGAAGAGCTCTAAGAGCTATGTGTATTTCTTTAACTTGTATTATCTGTACTTTGCTAAAAAGCGAGATTTTTACTTGCACTCCCCTGTGACTTATGGTACTATAGATACATAGCTCAGGAGGAAGTATGTTACTCAGTTTAGACATTTCAACTCGTTCAACAGGATACGCCATTCTTGACCACAACGGAAAAGTGGTTACCCATAATGTTATCTCCCCTCGCAACGATAGTTACCTAGAACGTGCACAGGAAATGGCTGAGCAGGTAAGGCTTCTTCTGCATAGCTACCCAATAAAACGGGTAATTATAGAAGAGCTTAAAGTTCTCAAAAATCAAAAGACCCTTGTGTGTTTGGCTATAACACAGGGAGTGATTATTAGGGAGCTTAATGATTTAGCTATCAACTTTGTTGGTCCTTCGGTCTGGCGCAAGTTATTTAAGTTATCTGGTCTCAAACGAGCCGAGGCTAAGAAACATGCGATAGGCTTGTGCAGACGGAAGGGGCATGATGTAATCTGTGATGACGACGCAGAAGCGATACTGATTGGAGAATATTTTTATGAAAGTACAAGTAGTGACATCTACAAAAACTTACGAATTACCAGAAGGGCTACTACCAAAAGTAGAACAAAATAATTCTGAGAAAGTGCTTCGTGTGAATTTATCTGACACAGAAGAGCTTGTGTGTTATAACTTGCAGATGTATGAGCTAAAAGATGGAGTCCTCAGTTACTACTGTGTTCCATCAAACATTATTTATGAAGAAGGGAAACCTTTGGAGTATAAAATACAATCGTTATTAGGCATGGGGTAGGAAGACTTTTGCTATAAACCTTTTCATATTACCTTTCTATAACCTTTCTATTACTACCAGACCTACCCCAGCTGGTTTTGTGCATGTGGTGAAGTTGGCTTAACACAGAGCTCTGCAAAAGCTCCATTCGCAGGTTCAAATCCTGTCATGCACTTTGCCCTTTGTGGCAATGTATTTCATATATCTCCTGTATCGTTAGCCTGTGTGATTGTAAAAGGTCACATGGGCATAGGAGCAAATCACCTAATTACCAAACACACAGTGTTATACTATACATACGTTGCTCCGAAGAGTCCCATAGTGCTATCACTGTGGGATTTGTTTTAGAAGAAAGAGGAAGTGTAAGAAAGGGTTAAAAGAGGATGAGAGCTTATAAGACAGAAATAAGTCCAACAAAGTCTCAGATTGAGTTAATACATAAAACTTTTGGCTGTACTCGTTATATTTATAATCAATATGTGTATGAGAACTTAGAAAACCTTGTATCAGGTAAAGGATTTGTGTCTGCTTTTGATTACTCTAAGAGGGTAAACAATGACCCTAGCACTCCTTCTTGGTTGAAAGAAGTTCCTAGTAAGGCAGTCAAACAAGCTTTAATCTATGCAGATAGGGCTTTTAGAGATTACTTCTCTAGGCGTAGAGGTAAACCTAAGTTTAAGAAGAAAGGTTCTAGTGAGAGTTTCTATCTTATTGGTACGATTAAAGTTGAACGTCATCGGATTTTTGTACCTAAGTTGAAATGGCTTCGCTTGAAGGAGTTTGGGTATATTCCTAAGAATATCACCTCTGTAACTATCTCTATGAAAAATGGTCGATATTACATTTCTTGCTTATGTAGAGATGAAAAAGATGAACGTATTCCTTTATCTGACTACACTATGGGTATTGATTTTGGTTTGAAAGAACAATTTATTACAGAGGATAGAGTTATACCTTCAATCAACCATTCTTTACCTATTCGGAAATTAGAACAGCGTTTACGAAGAGAACAAAGAAAGCTATCTCGTAAATATGAAGCTAATATGATTGATAAGATTTATTATAAAACAGGGGCTAAGAAAGGGCAACTTAAATCATATAAGTGGTTAAAACCTTTGTCTGAATGTAAAAACATTCAAAAGCAAAAGTTGAAAGTTGCTAGGATTTATGAGTGCTTAGCTCGAATACGGACAGAATATAATCAAAAAGCACTACACTCTTTAGTTATGGAACGAAAACCAAGCGCCATTGCTATTGAAGATTTAGCAGTGTGTAATCTGATGAAAAACCGTCATTTGAGCTCATCTATCATAAGAGCACAGTGGTATCAGTCTCGACTCTACCTAGAAAACTTGTGTGAAAAGTTAGGAATAGAATTGAGACTAGTAGATAGATTTTATCCGTCTAGTAAATTATGTTCTAATTGTGGTTTTAAGTATAAAGACTTGAAACTTAGTGAACGGGTTTGGACTTGCTCTAATTGTGGTAGTTACCATGATAGAGATAGAAACGCTGCAATCAATTTAGCACAATGCAAACAATATACTGTACTGACTGCAGTTTAAATAGGTCACTACCATGGGTTACACGGGAAGTTAAGCTTGTGGACTGTTATATCAAATGAGAGTAGATTTTCATAGTTTATGAAGTTAAAATCAGGCAGGTTGAAGCAAGAATATTTCTAAAAATTTATTAGGAAGGTCATGAAATATACATTTAGGTATATTTTGTGTAACAGGTTATTATGGCTAAGAAATCAGAGAAAAGACTATACTCAGATGAAATGCGTGAGCTAAGCTTTGCCTCCTTTGAGGATTTAAAAGCTTATGCTATCCGCTGGGGTCTTGAGGAATATGATGAGGACATTGTGAAGGCTTTTGGTCTTAAACGCTTTGCAGAAATTCCTCCAGCTACACCAATGCGGATTAACGCTTTGAAGCAGATTTTTGAGAGTATTGAAAATGGCACAGCACGTATTGAGTGGGCTAACCGTATCGAAGGTAAACCTACACAGACCACTGTGAACCTGAACCGGGAAACTGAGAGTATTGAGGAGCTTGAGCGCTACACCAGTGCTCGTCTTGATAAATTATTTGAGGACTTGTAATGGCAAATTCACAGGACAAGATATTCATCAGGAACTATGATGATTTTAAAGCAAGGCTTAGCGAATATGTTAATCGTGTGATTAACGAAGTTCCTAGCGACAACTTTGAAGAGGCTTTAATTGGCTATCTTGTGGACCTTTACACTGACTCGTTTTATGAGGAGCTTGAGTATATCCTTAATGAACTTGGACTAGAGCTTGATGAGGTTGAGTATCGTAATGCACAGAATAGTATCAATCAATCAGGCTTTGCCAGAAGCAATTACACACGTCTAAAAGAGATTTTTGCCAGTAGGAAAGCTGATATTCTAAGTATTAGAGACGAAGTAGTTGCTGAAAAGGGTGTACTAGACCAAGAAGAGATTGATAGAAGGATAGTACCAATTATTGAGCTCATCTCTGTGTCAGAGGTTCATATGGCTATTGAGAAAGCCTCTGTGGAGACTGCCAAGGTTCTTAACCATATCACAGGAGAGGTAATCTACAAGCGGTGGAACTCTGTGAATGATGAGCGTACTTGTCCAATTTGTAGGCTTCTTGACGGGACTAGAGTTCCTGTGGGGATTTCCTTCATTGAGGGACTTGACCCGGAAGATGACGCCTATGACGTTGCTGTGAATTACTTAAGTTATACAGGAGGAGACTTTAGCTATGCCCACCCAAGATGTAGATGTTGGCTCACCTATGAAAAAGAGGAAGTTACTCTCTAATAGGGAAAAGCTAAGCATACTGCTGGACTCTGTGACTCCTAAGGAGAAGCTAAAGAAGGCAGTAAAAGGGTACATACCAAAACACTTTAAGAGAAATAGTATCAGAGAGACTAAGGGCTTTGAGAAAGAGCTTGAGTATTATAAATTAGGCTTCCGTACAGCCCTATCACGGTTCAATATTGAGCTTTGGTGGTCACAGGCTGTGCAATTTGGAGCTTTCCTGAGTGGAGATTACAAGACCGGCTACTGTGTGGCTACTCCTCGGTATGGTAAGTCCTTCCTGTGTGGAATTATGAGTAATAATTTTGCATTTTCAGGGCAGAACTGCTATGCTGTAGGGTCAACCAATGAGTATTCAGGAATTATTATCCAACACGCCAGAGAAATCCTAGTAAATGCTCACCCTTCTGTGAAAGAAATGCTGAGTATGGACGAAAATGATGTATCAGCTGTTGATAGACGGCTAAAGCGTGGTCTGAGCTCATTCTCTAGTGAGGGATTTAGCTTCCGTAACGGAGGAAAGCTAGAAGGACTCTCTGCTGGTAGTAACTTTACAGACCCCTCTAAAATCCATGTAATCGGACGTGGAGGGAATATGTTTGGAGACGAAGCCAGCGATATTTCACCTCTTGCTCTAGGACATATGGCACGTCGGGAGTTTGAAAGTGACACAGGTGAGAAGCTCATCATGTATCTAATCTCTAACCCACGGTCACTGAACAGCTTCTTTGACTTTATGACCAAGGAAGAGCTGGCAGATGATGAATTTGTTATGTGGCTAGACGTTGTGACTGCTATGGAAGAGGGCTCAATTAACTACACAAAAGACCAGCTCATGAAGTCAGGTTTTACAATCACAGAGGACTCAATCAGAGAAAATCTCCTGTGTGAGTTTCCTGTGGAACGGTCTAACTTCTTTGACGCTCAGCCTGATATTCTTGAAGAGTTTAATTCCCTTAACCCTGACCTTGAGTGGTTTCTTGGTGTGGATAGTGCCTACAAGGGCGCTGACAGTATCCAAGTAACTCTGTCTTGTATAGACAAAGAAGGTCACATAACCGCTGTGGATACCACGGATATTAAGCCTAAGGAATGGATTGATGGTATTACGGCTAGAGACGTTGTGAATAAGATTATTACAATAGCCAATCAGTTTAAAGTAAGGGCTATAGCTATTGACTCAGGAGGAGGAGCTCATATTGTTCAGCCTCTTAAGATGGCTAGGCTGTCAGGTAAGCTAAAGGCTTATGTGTATGATATAGACTTTGGTGGTAAGGTCACAGAGGCTAAGAAGATAGCCCATGACCCTAGTGCCGAGTATGCCTTTAATAAGCGTGTAGAAATGCACCTTATGTTACGAGGAATGATGGAGGCACAGCGTGTGTCCTTCATGACAAAAGTCTGGGACGGAATTGCTCGGCAGATGTCCTTTGTGGCAGAAATTCAGCGACCAGAAGACAGGCTTGTGAAACTTAGACCTAAATCTGAGATTAAGAAGCTAATTCACCAGTCACCAGACGAACTTGATAGTGTTCTATTGGCTATACACGCCATAGAGCTATTCTATTTGGAGGACCATTAATGGGAAGAAAGAGAAAGAAGAAAGTACAGAAGCCTCAGCAAGCACAGCTGAGCCGAAGGACTCCTGAGGAGCTTGAAGGTGTAGAAGCTATGGATAAGTTCTTTAATTCAGCTGTGGAAGACCGATTGCTATATACTTCTAGTGGCTATCGTGAAATGCCTATTGGAAAAGACCTTAAGACCATTGAAAAGCTTGCTTTGAGCCTTCCTGATGTAGATTATATCCTTGACAGCATGGTATACTACATGTTCACTAACCGCCTGACAACGAAGGACGAGGAGAAAGATAAGCTACTCCATAAATATTTACAGGAAACCAACTTTAATGGTCAGCGTAATATTGATGTCCTGCAAGGTGTAGCCAAGGGTTATCGGAAATATGGCTACTATGGGTTATATAATTCAGGAAATGGTCTTGTAGGAGTTCACCCTAAGGATATTCTTGCAATAACAATTCCTTATCCTGAGCACCCTGTGTTGACCCAGACATTGAGCTATGTAATTAAGCGTACAGATGACGCACATGCCATTGTAGACCGTATCACAGGATACAGTAAAGGATATACAAATCTTGACGTTGAAGCCTACATGGATTTGTTACAGAACCCAGAAAAGTATGAGGACGATTTGCTCCTTGTGACTGAGGATAATTTCGCCTGTGTCAAGTTGGATACTTCCAAGGTATTCGGTATCAGTCCGCTACTTAAGGACCGCAAGCGTGTGCAGTTGTTGTTGAACATTCTTGATAGAATGAACTATGATATTGCTCGAAACGGTATTGGTACGATTGCCCTGCAAGCAAAGGATAGTATCATTGACAGTATTGAAGAGGGTGAAGCAGAAGGATTTGTTCCTAGTGCTGGTCAGCTTCTTGATATGGGACGTACCGCTAAAAAGGAACGTGCTGACAAGATTGCCAAGGACATGGAGGATATTTCACAGAAGCTCTCAGAGACAGAGTATAATGACGCTATTGTGTACTCTAGTAAGTTTGAGAACCTTCTCCAGCTAACACGGGATACCAAGGCTGTGGACTTCCTAGATTATCTGTCACTGTATGCCTCATCTATTGTAGCTCAAATGTTTGGAGTGCCTGCCCGTCTGTTTGACTTAGGGAAGACAGTATCAAATATTGGTACACACAGTATCATTGACAACTCAATGAAGAATAATATTATCCCTATGCGGACACATTTCATTGGTCAGTGCTCACGGCTTCTTGAAAATGCAGTAGGGCTCAATCACCATGAGCAGGATATTACATTTGCAAGTTATGAGTTCTCTAAGGACTACAACTATAGCAATGACATGACAATTCTTGAAGTTTATGATAGACTTAAGGAAATCAACCCAGAGAAGGCAGAAGCCTATCTGGATAAAAACTTAATTATTTAAGGAGATATGTAATGCCTAGAAAGAAAGTTACTGTTGAAGATTTGAACGAAGCTTTTGTGGAAGCCGTTCATGATGATACTCCAATGGCTGTGGCTACTAACTCAGGTAAGGTAGTTAGTGGAGATACACGGAGAGTTGGAGAGGCACGTAAGGTAGACTATGAGCTTGAGTTCTGGTTGCCTGTGCCTGAGGATTTTGACCCAGCAGGTTCTGACTTGGAGCTTGTGATGGGAGGAACAGCTTATGTGCAACGAGTTGAGGCTAAACAGCGCTTTATCTCAGCACGTATTGGACGACGTGTCCGTAACTATGCCTCACGTGTGGCTATTGCCTTCACTAATTTTAAGGAAGATGGCTCTACAGAAGTTTACACAGCAGAAGATTTCTTCAAGCTGTATGAAATTTTTGATGATAATGTCATTGAAGCCTGTGAAAATATTATTGTAGAGGTGCTGGGAGTTTCTACTAACCTCATTCAGTACATCACAGATGAGTCAATGATGGAGAACGTCCTAAAAATTATGCAGAACAATCCCAGCTTTTTTCAGACAAATTAGTTACCTGATTAACTACGGCTGGGCACTAACCTGTGGTATTATTCAAGAGAGAGAGGAGTGGAGAGGGCTTGCATATGATGATGTAATCCCTGTGCCACTCGATGAGATAGATGAGCAAGTTCTTGTATTGACCAAGGAATACAATATCCCTTACTTAACTCTCATGGACGATACAACTTACACAGATATTGGTGTATTATATGCTAAGGTTGCCAACTCTAAGGCTTTTGAGGCTTATAGCCAATACATTAGCCTAGATGAGAAGGGAAGGGCAGACCATGTGAAAGACTATGGAGAGCCTAAGCCTTATGAATATGAGGTAATCACTGCTGAAATGCAGGAACGATATGCGGAACAGCAACAGAATGAGTTGCAAAAGATGTATAAGAGACAAAGGAGTATTTGATGTCTTCAATTATTACAGATGTGTTAGGATTTATTGAGGAAAAACGAGGAGCTATTAAGCCTGAGTATGTCCGTAATGGTAAGCCTGTGTACACACTACGAAACTATGCTGATATGACTGACCTTGACGCCGATGTGTTGCTTAACGGAGGTCAATTTAACCTAGCGGAGAAAGTACCTACGTTTGGACGTGGAGGAAACTTGCTTCGTACACCACGCACCTCCTACGCTGTGAACGTAGAGATTGCATTTGATAACCGTGTGAAAATTGAGAAACACACAGACGCTAAAGGCAAGGAGAGTGATGTTTATGTCTTTGTTGTTGACCAACGAGCTCTTATGGACCAATCTTCTGGACATATCTACGCTAACTTCGTTGTTGGCTATATTATAGGTCCAGACGCTAAGGACAAACCAGAGGTTAAGGGTACTAAGCACATCAAAGAAGATGAGTTTGTGAATGACTATGACCAGACATTTGACCCATCTTCCATGGAAGAAGTTATGGAGCTTATCAACAAGTACCGCCTACAACATGGTACAGCCAAAGTTATTGAAGAGTTGAAATTCAATAAATAGTTAAAATAAAAGTGCAGTGTGCGGTTTGACTTACTGTGCTTTTTTTGATATAACTAGGTAGACAATTATTAAGGAGGACAGACATGGTACGCAAGTATAAAACTACTACTGTTAAGCCAGCTGCACCAAAACTAACTCCATCAAAGGAAAACAAAATCAAAGTCGCAATTATGAACCTAAAACTTACGGTTGGTTCACAAGAAATGACTTTCAAATCACCTTTGGCTGAGCAAATTTTGGCAAAGGTTAAGCACATTATTGTGGGACGTGAACAGGTTCAGTATTTTGATAAAGCTGAAAACAAGTTCAAGTCATTTACTTATTGCTGTGGTGACAAGTATGAAGTTTCCTTCACTACAGAAGAGCGCACTCTTCAAACAACTGAAGTAGACTGCTACAAGTTCCCAATTACTTACGAAGGAGATAAGTAATGAACGAGACAATCGAAGTAGGAATGTCCTATGACGAGTATTTGGCTCAAATTCGTGCTGAACAGTTCGGCTGGGAAGTAGAAGAGATTACACCAATCTCTGACAGCGACCTGACTAAGCCTGCTGTAGAACCAGAAGCCCCTGTGGAAGAGGTTCATTATGAAGCACCAGCTGTGGAGGAAACTCCTGCTGTAGAAGAGCCTGCTCCAGTAGAGACACTTCCTGAGGAAGAAGAGGAGTTAGATGAAGTTTAGAGTTTCACGATTTTTGAAGCGTGATTTAGTGGTCCGTGTGAACTTCACAAAGGACGGCTACATTCAAAGTAACCGTAAATTGTTTGAGTTCTACCCATCTGGTAAAGCAGATGATGAAGGCTGGTATGAAACTACTGATGAGATTTTAGTAGATAGCCTGAGAGGACTTACTGAGCAGTTACCTTACACGCCAGAGGCAGAAGCAGGTCTTAAAAAAGATGGTGTTTCTTATGAATACGCCTACTGTGCAAGCTGTGGGGGTCACAAAGTTCGTAAACTTGAATACCATCTATTTGAGGTGACTGAATAATGCCAGTTTATTCTAAGATAGCCAAGAAAATCCAGAATGAGATAGACACCTACCTCATGAACAAGGATTTGCTTGACGGCTATATTAACTTGAGTAAGACTGATAAGCACAAAGAGTCATTTTCTGTGAATAAGAACTATGACGGTGAGGACGGATACATGACCCTCTTATCTGAGGGCTCTGTCCTGTTCCCTGATGGTTCTATTCGTCTTTATCTTGCTAAAGGAACACTACAGAAGTGGTATGACAGCATTGATGGAGAGTACGAAGGTTATGTAACGGTTGGACATGTAGATACTAATAGCTTCCCTGTGCGACAAGGCTACTTCCGTAAGGAAGACTTAAGAATTATCACAGACGACAAAGGACGCTCAGATTTACTTGTAAAACCTCATGTGAACACAGAGCTTAGCCAGATTAAGGACCTTATCATTCAAGATGAGCCCTTTGCTATTTCATCTGAGTTTAGCTGGACTTTCAAGGATATTAAGCCTGAGGAAGTTGCTGAGTACACTAAACTGACCAAGTATAATGCACAGTTTACTGACGAACCTGTGCCTATCACTGATAATATACACATTACAGGATTTTCATTTGTAGGAAATCCCGGAAATGCAAAGAGCGGAGGCTATGAGCCCTCTGTGTATTTGAAAAAAGAGAAGGAGCTAGAGTTGGATAAAGAAAACACTTTAGATAAAATCCTTGCTTACTTCAATGGAACATCTCAGGAAGAAACTCCTGTGCCAGAAAAGGTAGAGGAAGTTGTAGAAGAACCTAAAGCTGAGGAAGTTAAAGAAGAAGTTGAAGCTAAGGAAGCTGAGCAAGAAGATAAAGTTGCTGAGCAAGAAGTAGAAGTGAAGGAAGAGTCTTTGGAAAAGCAAACAGCTGAATTGCTGGAAAACGCTACTAAAGAAATCCTCTCACTTAAAGCTGAGGTTGAAAAACTTAAAGCTGAAAAGGAAGCACTTGAGCAAGAGAAAGCTGAGTCACAGAACGCTATTAAAGAGCGTATGGAAACACTTTCAGCATTGCTATCCCGAGCTTCTGTTGAAGCCCCTGTGATTAAAGAGCAGGAAGAGAAATTAGAGCAGTCTACAGGTCTGCGTAAACGTTTTGGAGGAAAATAACTAATGGAAAAGGTTACAAATTTTGACATTGTTTTGAAAGAAGCGATTGACTACCTTTATGATAATTCTAAAGTAGCTCTTGCTAACCTTGAGACAATGGCACGTGACGCAGGCGCTAACTTTAAGCCACAAGCACCATTCCACAAAGATGGAGAAATCCCATTCGGTATCTCTCGTGACTGGTCTAAAGCTCAGCCTAGCCTTCGTGAAGTAGGTATGGAAGATGAGCTGGTATCAGACTTGCTTAAACGCTTTGAGCAAGCTAACCTTGGTACTTTGCGTCGAGCTAAAAATGGCGATTGGATTATGGAGTCCCTGACATGGGGTACAGAAGCTCCAGACTTCTCTGGTGATACTGGTGATAGCTGTTGCTTCACTGAGAAATTCACTATGAAAGCAACTGGTGACGCTACACCTGTTCGCTACCTGTGCTTCAAGGACTGTGAAAACCGTCTTGACCGTATGATGAAGGACAAAGTACACTTCAAGCAAGGTGACTTGATTAACAAGTTCCAGAAGCTTGGAATGAGCTATGCAGAAGCAGAAGCTTTCATGGCTTGGTACACATTTGCGTTTATCGTACAACGCCATATCGTACAAGGATTGCTCTCTTACAAGGGCAATGGCTTACGTCCATTCCACGGTGTAGCTGAAATGATGACCCATCCGGGTATCACTCCTATTGACGCTGCTGGCTCTGTAATTGGTGCTTTCCGTCAAGTAGCTTGCTACCTTGATGTACTCCAATCACAAAATTCTAACTACAAGATTTATGTTCACCCATTGACTTTGCGTGGAATTAAATCAGAAATCAAACCGGGCAAGGACGCTCAACTTCCAGAAGGCTGGGCTATCTCAGGCGACACTGTGACATTCCGTGGTATCAAGTTTGGTACTTCTTATCACATGCCTTATGACAATGAAGTCAGCATGACTGGTGAAGCATATGTCCTTGATTTGAACCGTGTAGAAGCCTTGACACAACACGACTTGTTCGTACCTCAAGACTCTATCCGCACTGTGACATCAGAAGATGATACTCAAGCAGGCTGTGAAGTAATCTGTGACAAGTATGAAAACTTTGGTTTGGTATATACCAATTCTCCAGTATCACACTTGTTGATTGCTAACATTCCACTTGACCAACAATGCCCTGCCGTTGTATTTGAACGTATCCAAGGTCTTCTTACAGGTCTTAATCCGTTCCCAATGGCTACTATCAAGGCTGAGGCTTAATTAAAGGAGGTTGGCAATGGCTGATAACAAGGAGCTTCAAATTGAGCTTGTAAAGGTCACTGAGGAGCTAAAGAAACATTGCCAATGCTTCGACTGCAATGATGGTGCAGACATTCAGGAATATGTGGGTAAGTTCCTTCGGGTTCTTGCCCAAATGTTCTGTTGGGTTGATAAAACCTGTGCAACCATATTAAAGACAGCTCGTGAGGAAATCATTGAGCTTGGGAACTATGAAATCTGTGAATGTAAGGCTATATTTGAATTTAAGCCTTATTATTTTAAAGGTTTTGACCCAAGCACAGTAAAGCTGTTTTTACACAAGAGACAAGGGCTTTCTCGTGAAGTAATTGAGCTTGACAGAACTAAGTGGAGTTGGGATAGTATTGATGAGACTATTCTCGTTGATATGACCGAGCAAATCAACCCTTGTTGTCAATGTGATACCTCATGCCAATGTGAGACTACCTACAAGCTTGTAGCACGGTATGAGGCTGGTTACACAGCTGAAACGTTACCTCTGTGTGTTTATGAGGCTATGTGTCACTTCTTGCAAGTATTCATTGCTTATCAGAACAACTGTGGAAGCTTGGACGATTGCTCTAAGATGGACCGGTTGGCTGTAGGCTCTGTGCTTAAGAGTAAATCTGTGGACTACCTGATTAGGACATGGGACGTTGACACAGCAAGTCTTGAGTATATTTACACTAAGTTAATCAACCGTTGGGCACTACAAAGTTTGAGCATGCTGTCCCTGTGTCAGTATGAGAACACAAGCGTATTTATTGCAGTAGGAAAGGCAAGAAAGCATGAAAGTAAGGTATCTAGGGGAGTACACAAGAGAGGCTAGAAGTTATGGCTGTTCTCGTTGTGGGACTTCTACTACTCATTCATCTAATGAGGTCTATAAGACAGAATACCGTATGTACTATGAAGGACGATTGTTCGTCTTTAAAAAGGGAGAGACTCAGGAAGTGGCTGATGATATTCAAGGACGCTATCTGCTTAACCTGAAACATAGAGACAAGGACGGAGCTGTTAAGCCTTCCTTTGAGGAGGTAAATGATGGGGCTTCCCAAGAATAATAAAGAAGTAATAGTAATTAAGCAAGGAGGCAAGGTATCACGGTATGATGAAAACAGCCGTAAGATAGATACCTGTGTGTTTGAAGAGGTTGAACATCTTAAGTGTGTAGATTACATGCCAGTAGGTCGGTTTGAAGATGTAGAGACAACTCACAAACTAGAAACTTCCTCCACACTAGCCACTTTCTATTTTTCACTTCATAACCAGCTACACACCTGTGATTTTGACATAAAGCATGGCTATTATGTTATCCAGCGTGTGAGTGTTCGGTGTAATTATAATAACTGCCCTGAGGACGCTGGTGTTGTCTTCTGGAAGGTTGTTGGTATCAAGACTTATGAGGTACTACCCGGTTGCTGGGACGTTAAATTGACGGTACAGCGACTAGCAGGACGTGAGCATGAGCAACTACTCTTTGAGTGTAAGCCTTATGTTAAGCAAATGCAAGGGATTATTGCCGTAGACCATGACTGACATTTCTAAAATCACAGGTGATGAGCTCCTAAGGGAGTTTGCAGAAGTTGTGTATAATGTTGCTCTTGAGTCTAGGGCAGAGGTATCCAGAGCCACTGGAGCTCTTAGAGAGAGTACCCAGATAAAGCGCACACGAAATGGCTTCTCTGTGTCAGTAAGTGCTGATACGCTAAGGGAGAAGTCGAAGCAAGATAGGTTCTATGCTGCTACATATATGTTAAAGGGATACCCAAAATCAGGGTTACCTCCCTTCAACTATATTGAAAATGCCACAAAGATTATGGGAGGACAGCTCCTTCCACTCTCTGTGTCAAGTATGTCAGCTAGACAGCCTAGTGGGCGTAGGGGCTCAGGTATTGGTACAAGTACGGATATAGGTAAAGAAGTGCTAGAGGAATGGATTAGTGCAAACAAAGGTAAGTCAAGGATTATAAGGAGTCTTAGAAGGTGATTAGCAGTATTTATATCAATATAAAGAAGTGGTTACAGCTCTACGGCTACGAAGTCCTAGACTACTTTATCCAAGTGGATAATAAGAAAGAAACCGACCCAAGGAAACGTTACAGAGAATTTGATGAGCAATTCAATGTTCATGTAGGGACTTCTGAACACTATGAGAATAATCAAGGCTGGGATACTCCCTTCTTGGCGATAGACATTGTGCCAGACCCCCTAAACAAAGGCTGTTTTAAACGGTATATAGTGAACTTCTCTGTGTATTACTCTTCTGTGACCCCTAGTTCAGGGAGACGCTGTATAGAGAATACACCAGAGGGCAAGCTAGAGTATCGTGACGGTGTGTATCAGGCTATATGCGAAATGATATATCATCAAGTTAAGACAACAAGAGGCTTGAAAATGAAGACCTTCGCTGATGATGTAGCTTCTAAAGACGATTGGTACTTGCCAATAAAAGTAACCCCCGTGAAATTTGGGGACTTAACAGACTTTAGCAGTGAATTGACAGATGAGGTTGGAATGTTCAGCTTCCCAATAACTTTATCAATTTTTGAATGTTAGGAGAATATAATGGCAAATCGTTTGTCTTCCGCTGATGTAGAGCGTTTCTACATGACACGAAATGAACTGGCTTCTCAAGGTAACTCCCGATTGGAGCTTGAAGCAATGTCACTTGTTCGTGAATATTTGGCTAACTACCAAGACCCAACTCCTGTAGCACCTAGCGGTCCTGTGATTGGTCCTGCTAATAAAGCTACAGAAGAAGAAGGAAAAGAAAACAAATAAGGAGTTACACTAAATGGCTTATTCATCTACCAATATGTCACACCCTTTGTACGGCTTTAACAAGCAAGATAAGAATGACATTATCACAGTAGGAGTTACTGAGGAAATTCGTCCAAGTGTTCGTTTGAAAGCTAACCGACGTATCGCAGTCGATACAGGTACTGAGGTAGGTTTTGACGCTAACAAAGTTCCTCAAGACCAAATCAACTGTGGACCTATTAAGTGTTTGAACACAGGTACACTGTTTGTAAAACACGCTAACAAGAAAGCGAAAGTTCGCTATCAAATTCGTTCTCACCCAGACAAGTATGCTCTTGGTTTCAACATGATTTACCTGAACTTGCCTAAGGCTGGTACTTACACACTTCGTGCTAAAGTATCTGACTACGCTGACGCAACTCAGACTAACTCATTTACCTACGCTTACAAGTTCGCTGTGACTGCTCCGGGAGAAGTCCTACGTACAGTAGACTTTACTGATATTGTATCACTGAATGACACTGCTAATGGCGGTGGTCAAACAGGTACTGGTTGGTATCCAGAGTTCAAGAACGGCAAGCTGACTGGTAAGCCAAGTGCTAAATCAGCAGGTATTACAATTTCTTATGAGGTTGAAGCTTCTGCTGATACTGAACTGGAAGAAACAGCTCAAATCGGTTTCAGCTCAATCTACATTGTGGGTGACCGTTCAGAGCTTCGTAAGTTCTCTAACGTACTGTTGTCTTGCTTGACTTCATTCACACATAATGTCTCTGTGCCAGCTTCTGACGCTCGTTGCTTCGGACGCCAATATGACGCAGAACAGATTGAAGTAACCAAGGAGATTACAGCTACAACTACTTCTGCTAACGATTACTGGTTGAACCCACTTGAAAGTGTGTCTAATCTGGTAACAAGTGGTATTCCTCAAACTGATACCTATGTGGTTGATGAGGTTACTGTAGACGGTAAGAAGTATGGTGAGATTTACCTCCCAGACTTGTACTTTGGTGACTGTAACACAATCATCATCTCACTTGACCGCTGTGAGTCTACTTACCTCTCAATGCTTCCTGTGTCACCGGGTGTAAGCCTTCGTGCTGATGAGTTTATCGTCATTACTGACCAAAAACTTGCAACACCTCGTGGAACAGTCCTTGTGAGCGAAGACTACATTGGTGAAGAAGTCCTTGTGACTTACAACGCTGAGCGTGAAGTTGAGCTGATTGTAGCAAATGACAAACGTCTTGACAAGACACACTTCCGTGTGACTCAACACGTTAAGGATACTAAAGGTAATGACCGCTACTACGTATTTAACAACGTTCTTATCACAGAGAACTCACGTGAATACGGTACAGATAGTGAAGTTACTCTGTCCTTGACACTGACAATCTCACGTGACGATAACGGCAATTTCTACGAAGTTCGTAAGGACAGCGGAGACTTAGCCTAATAATTAGAAGGAGAAGTTATGGTAGTTCGTACTATCGGAGTTAATATTACAGGAGCAGAAGACGTACAGCGTGTTCAGTCGCTCCTTAATGGACTAAAGAAACAGGTAGGCGAAGTCAATAACCTCCTCAAAAAGGAACTAGGGGCAGGCAATAAGTCTGCCTCTTTTAAGGTTAATATAGGGTTCTCTACAGCACAGTTCCAGCGTGAATGGAGTGCTTTTAAGAAAAGAGTAGCACCTACACTAGAGGTCAAAGTAAAGCTCACTGGTGATAAAGGTAATGGCAATGACCCATTAGAGAATATGAATGAGGGGGCTAGACGATTTATGTCTAACTCTCAATCTCTAAGGACTCAACTTAACACCATCGGAGGAGCTCTTGACGGGCTCTCTAGCAAGACTTTAACCCTTGGCAAGGCTCTTGGAGCTCTGGCTATTGGAAAGGTGCTAGGAGGCAATCTACGCTTCTCTACGGGTATCTTTGGGTCAATGCTTAAAGAGATTAACGCAGTGAGGAATGCTTTACAGAAAGGCTTTACAATCGGGAAGATTGTTACTGCACCAGCTGTGAAAACTCTTACTGCTCTTGGTAGCCTAGGAAGTAGAGTTGGAGCTACTTTTGTGAGACACTTTAACTCAGCGTTATCTAACCTTGGACGTGGTGTTATTCACATGAATAGCTTCCAGAATATCTTCAACCGTATCGGTCAGACGATTAACCGAGGTGTACGGAGTATAGTACAGCAGACCAAAGAGCTTGGTGACGCAATGGTTACCTATGAGACACAGATGGCTTCTTTCGGACAGGACCGTTCAACTACAGAGGCTGTGGCTCAGGAAATCTCTAGGTATGGAGCGGCGACTGCCTATAACGGGGCTGATTTGCTTCGTAATACTGGTTACTTTACAGCCCTTGGCGTACAAGACCCTGTGAAGTTGACTAAGGCTATTGCTGGTCTGGTTGCTACAAATAAAAACCCTATTGATGACTTTGCAGGGGTAGCTAAACAGCTTACTGACGCATTACAGGCAGGTAAGTTGAACTGGCAAGACTTCCGTATCATTCAGTACCGTCAGTCCCCTGTGGCAACACGTTTGATTGACGAGGAACTTGCTAAACGTGGCTATCTTCAAGATGATAAGGGCAACCCTGTGAACAAGCAGACGGCTATCCGTAAGGGGTATTTGTCTCTTGAGAAATACTTGGAAGTCCTTACAGAAGTAGGTAATAGTGACGCATTACAGTCTCTTACAAACACTATCAAGACACCTAAGCTTGCTTGGGATAACTTGCTTGAAAATATTGGTTTGAAGGCTAGCGGTGCTGTAGGAGCAGAAGGTCCTTTGAAAGGGCTTTACGATAGTATCGTTGACTTTATCAAGGATATTACTTCTCTAGTAGAGAAGTCAGACCCTGTGTGGCAGTATGTAGGTGAGAAATCACAGAAGGCTGTTGCAGGTATCCGTGGTTACTTCTCTGAATGGAATAAAGCTTTCTCTGAACAACTTAAGGGAAGCCTTCCTACATTCCTGAACGGAGTTGAAGGAGGATTTTCTGGAGGAAGAGTAGCTCAAGGGCTAAATGAGATTACACAGGCTTTACTGGCTATGGGTAATGCAACTACTTCACAGAACCTTGGAAGAGGTCTTTCTGAGGTAGCCTATCAGTATGAGCGCCTTGTGGCTAAGTTTATCTCACTAGGACAAGTTATGCTTGACAATGGAGCTCTCGATACCGTGGCTAACTTTATTGCCCTCTATGGGGATATGGTAAGTCAGGTAACTAACAGCTCTGTGATTAAGAATAGCCTGACCTTTATTAACTTTATCATTGATGAGGTTAAGAAGACTGTCAATAATGGAGCACTTGTGAATGGGGCTGATAGAGCCTTCACAGGTCTGTTAGATTTCTATACACAGCTTGTGTCCTTGGCTAGTCTATTTATCAATGATACTCCTATTGTAAGTAAAGGGTTAGAGTATGCTGGTCAGGTACTTACAACCATGGCTACAGTAGTATCCTCTGTTAAAGACCTAGCAAACAATATGCTCAATGGGGGAGCTTCTGGTAACTTCAAGAAGGGGCTTGAGTTAGGTTTCCAACAGGGAGTAAGTGGGTATGGAGAAGACCCTAGAGGTCTTGGACGTACTATCCTGTTTATTCAGAAAGTCAGAAAATTCTTTGAAGACTTGATGAAGGAGTATAACAACCTATTTAATACCTTCCAGTATGCTAACCAAGTAGGGGCTGAAAAGTACGGAGTCAAGATTGGCAACTTCATAGGTGAAGTGGCTAATATCTTTGGTAAGATTATTGAGTGGTTTGAGACTAAGATTAAACAGCTTAATGGTCGGATTAACTTCAATACTATTAAGACCCTTGTGGAAGAAGTAGGTAAAATGTGGCTCTCTGTGGTCAATATGCTTACGGACACGGTTACTAAGTCTATTGGCTCTTTACCTAAAGGACGGCTAGAGCAGGGCATGAAGAACTTCTCTTCTGTGTTCCAGAATATGCAGAAGTCGCTACAGCCTATCTATCAGGAACTTCTCACAGGAGCTCTTAAGAGTATCACAGGAAACACTGGTAAGAAGCTCTTCCAAGCAATGGCTGACTTTGTGAAAGCCGTTGTGTCCATGATTAGGGATATTCTTAAGTACATTGGACATGGTTCTGTAGAAAGCGGATTTAATTCAATCCTAAAATTCTTTACTAATATTCTCAACTTTATGACTGAGATTGCTAAGTTCATGGGACAATATCCGGGACTTACAACTAGCCTGATAGGTCTTGTGACTATCTTTGGTGTGATAGGTAAAGTGTTAGGTTCAGCAGCGAAAATGGTTTCTGTTGCTAACGCTCTCGGACTAGGTAATCTAGTTTCTGGAGCTGGGGGTATTGCTGGAGGAGGACTTTTAAGTACGACTCCTATAACTTCACTACTAGCAAATTCAGAAGGAAACGCTTTACAGCAACTTCTTGCTAGAGCTGGTACTCCTGCTCTTAATAGTGCTGGATTAAAGGTTGGAGCATTTGGGGCTTCTCCTATAGGGGCTATTGCTTCCTTAGTTGCTCAAATGATTGCAGACCCTGTGCAAAGAGCTATTGGAGGTCATGGAGGAGCTACAGTAGGAGGGGCACTTAAGACAGCAGGAGCTGGGCTTGGCTTAGCTGGAGCAACCTTCACAGGAGCTTCTCTGGGTACAGCTGTGTTCCCCGGAATTGGTACTGCTATTGGTGCTCTATTAGGTGCTATTACCAGCCTACTCCTTGGAGGAGGTAAGAACCTCATGGACGGTATTGAGGGACTACTTACCGGATACAATGATGAATACCGTAAACAGGCAGCGGAAAATGCCAAGTCTATTAGAGAGAACGCAGAGGCTGTGTCAAGAGCTAGGGCTGATGAGCATACTACACGTGATGTTTTAGGCTCTAAGGTAACACTTGGAGGATACCTGCAAAATGTAACAGATATGCAGAAGAAAGTGTTTGGTAAGCTTCAACAGAACTTCACAGACGCTACTGCATATATGCAGAACTCTATGCAACTTCTTGAGCAGGCAGGAGCTACTGACTCTGCTACTATGAGACAGACTCTATTTGACCTCGGATATAATGCACAGAAGCCTCTTAAGGACATGCAGGGCACTTATGTACGCATAGGTGAGGAATTGATGTCTTGGGAGCAATTAAAGGCTCAGAACGGCTTATATGGCTCTGAGGGAGACGAAATCCTCTCTGCTCTCCTCAATCAGGTAGCTATTGCTCAGGGTAGACAATTTACAGATATTGTTGATGAGCAAGGAAACTTGATTACTCAGATGGACGCTTATCGTCAAGGTGCTCAAAACCTCACAGAGGAAAAGAGAAGAGAGCTTCAACAGAAACTCATTGACGCTGGTGTGTCCCGTGACCAAGTCCTACAACTTCCTGATAAAGCACTCCAATTTCTTGTGAGTCAGTATGATACCTTTAATAGCACCATGAAGGCAGAGAAGGATAAAGCTGACCATGAAGAGAAGGAAAGCAAGCATAAAGGAGACTTAAGTGACGCTTGGACTCGGATAAAGAACGGTGTAAAAGCTGTCTGGGAATGGGTTACTGGTATATTCGATGGAATTGGTGAGTGGATTGCAGGTGCTCTTGCAGGACTCACTGGAGGAGACTCCAATAAAGCCAAGAAGGAGTATAAGAAGAATAAGAAGAAAATACCTTCTGGAGGTACTCTTCTATTCTCTACAGGCGGTTTTGTGAACTACCTAGCCCAAGGAGGAAGTCCTCTACTTGGCGGAATTTTCCAACCTAGAGGTACTGACACTATTCCTGCAATGCTTACTCCGGGTGAGTATGTACTTCGTAAGAGAGCCGTGGATAGCCTAGGAACTAACTTCTTAGATAACCTAAACCGCTTTGGTATTGGAGCTCTTGGAGGTAACAGGACAACTACAGTAGTGAATAACTACTATAACAACAATGCAAGTGTTAATCAGAATATTGATAACAAGTCCAACTACCTGAACGGTATGTACGGACTGGATAGATTGATGAGGTATGTTTAATGGGATATAGAGGCGAAAATGTAAATAAGCCTAGACGATATATTCAGTATAACGACCTTGTGTTCACAGGGACACGAAGCATACAAGAGCAAGCTGAGAGTGTAGCCTTTAGAGTTAATTCAACTCCAAGGGCTTTCACCCATGGCGCTTTTGTGGGTAATAGAGGTGATGAGCTACTTGTAGACACTCACACTATTAGCTTCAAGATGGCTCTGAAAACAAATACATGGAGCGATGAGAATATCCGTGTGCATTATGACTTCATAGTCCACCAGCTCACAAGGAAGGGCAAGCTATGGGCTGTTGATAGTGGAAACCAGCTTATTTGGTGTCATGCCTACTGTACTAGTATGCAACAGCAGAAGGAATGGACTCTAACTGACAACGGCTACCTTGTGTTACAGGTTGAGTTTAATAATGCAGAAGGCGTTTGGCACAAGGCTAGTGAGCATAAGACTTACTTTGACAGGTTCGACCTGTGTAGCTTTACTCAGATGAAAGCAGATTGCCTTAAATCACGTTGCTGTGATGATAGCCAGCCTTGCTCAGAGTGTGAGTGCTGTAATGATAACTGCTCGGCTATGAAAGACATGATTGACTACTGCTCAGCTGTTCAGGACATAGACTTCAATGATGAGTTCTTTGACCTCTGTGACAGCAAGTGGAGAGTGGTACATAACTGCCAAAAGGCTAGAATTGATGGCAAGACACTTCCAGAGCTCTATGCACATGCCCTCTGTGACCTCTGTGTAAATGGAGAGCTTCACAAGACATTTCAGGCTGATACAGTGTTGGATAGCACTCAGTGGAGAGTAGGGTTATTTGGACATTTCAAAGACCCAATTATCACAGTAAACAATACCAATATCAAGGTAAAAGGTGAGTACAACGGGGTTCTTACACTTGACCAAAGAGGAAATGTACGGTATGCTAGTAGTTGGGAATGTCTTGAGTATGACTACAAGGTTGTCAAGCTAGATAACTTGTCTTACTGTGAAGGACCATTCAGAATTATTAAAGGCAGAAATACCATAAATGTTTATGGTGTATTATCAAGCACAGCCTGTGCTTATGTAGATTACGAAAGGCTTACACTATGATAGGGAAAATTATAAATGGAGGAGACGGTTCAAGAGACCAGCTATTATTGCCTGAGGATTTCTTAGGTGACTTTGCTCTAGACTTTAACTTGATGGAAGTTCCGTCAATTCCAATTACTATCCCTTCTAAGTATGCTAAGCTATTGACTGGAACAACTCAAATTAGCCTGTCTAGTGATGATTGGAACTTCCTAGGCACTGTGTATGAGAAGAGGACAAATCATAAATCAGGTACTTGTACTGTGAGCCTCACTCATATCGTAGGACTTCTTGACAAGAAAAACCTCCCGACTAATGTTACTTTTAAAGATAGCACAGTTCAGGAGGTTGTTAAGAAGGTTAAGGAATATTGGAAGGACGCTAAGAATGACCTAGTAAACCTTATGAAATTTGAGTTTGTAGACAAAGTTGAACGCAAGATAGAGTATGAGTTTTCACAAGAAACGGTCTTACAGTTCCTTACGAAGCTCTGTGAGAAGACACAGGATATGCAATGGCGCATAGATAAGAAAGACCCCTTCAAGGTAACGTTCTCAGCAATGGGAGCTAAGAAGGAGGTCATGATTTCCCCTGAAACCTATCTGATTGACCTTGGAGAAGTTCAGGAAAGCTTCCAAGGAGTAATGAACTCTGCTGTGGTACGCTCAGATAAGGCAGACGCAGGAGCAAGTTCTTTGACCCTTCGGGACATATTCCATGACAAGAAACTCATGATTGAAGGATTTCCTGTGATTAAGACAGATAGACCTGTAAACTCACAGAGACACTTTGACTATCCGCCACTCCCTGTGTTCGCTACTGATATGTCAGAAGATGAGTATGCTATCCTAGATGAGGAAGGAATTGCCCTCGAAGCAGGAGAACTCTACTGGGGTAGCATTACTACTAATGACACACAGGCGATAGCTGGTGAGAACAAGGAAGTATCTGATGAGGACCGTATTAAAGCCACTGTGCAAATGTATAAGTCGGCTATTAGGAAGATGAGAGCTTCAAGGAGGAAGGTCATTTACCCTGTGACTACTTCCCCTCTGCCAGCAGGGGTTCAGGTAGGGGACAAAGTAAAATTTGTCCTAGGAGTAGACCTTGTGGAGCTAACACCTTGCAGTAAATACTATACTAAAGTGCTCAGAGCAAATGACTGGTTTTATGTAAACAAGATGAGTTACCAATACTCTACAGGAAATTCACTTGTGCTTAGCCTAGAGCTGAGTAAGTTCTTATCAGTGGATAGAGAGGTGACTTAATGGACGCTGTAACTAGGTTAGTAAACACAGTAAGAGATACTAGAGAGAGGGTTACACAATCAAGCCGTCAAAGGCGTGGAGGTGTAACCGACCTCTTTGGTGTTGACTATGTAGACACAATACGGAACACAGAGGAAATGGTTGGTGATAAGAAGAAAGAAGCCAACTACCACCTCACTGTGTCAGGGGATTTAGATAGGTTTCAGCGCTGGTTTCTTAAGGTTATTGTTACAAATAACAAAGGAGACAATTCAGAGCAGGAACAAGAGGGTGTTCGTCCTATGTCTGATGTCCACTTAGAGGTATTTGCACACAACGCAACTACTGGACATAGTGAGACGATTGACCTGACACCTTTCCTAAAGGCTATATGGAAATGTAATTGGATTGCAGACGCTAAGGGCGGAGAAGGTATCTTCCCTAATGGCAATCCTATGGAAGGCTATGACCTGATGAAAGTTGCATGGTATCTCAATGATAAGCAGAGAGAAGCCTTGTATAGTCCGGGAGAAAAGATATTCTCTGTGAAAGCACTAGGAGACGCAACAGTGACATTGCGCCTTTATTTGAAATTTAGTCACATAAACTAATATGTACGATTTTAAGGATTTATATAATAAACACAAACACTACACAGAGAGGTTAGACAGGCTAAGGGTTAAGCAGTTTAAGGTGGAACAGCACCTAGAGGCTCACCCTCAGGACTATACCGCTGTGATTGATAACATGAAGTTAAAGAGTGAGATATACAGGGAAGAGAAGAAAGTACAGCAGGTACTTATGATGATGGAGGTTGTCTTTGAGTAGACTAGAATACCTATACCTAATCAGGACTACTATCCAGAAGCTAATGCTAAGTCTAATAGAAGATAGGGATTTATTTTTAGCAGGTCAAATTTTAGAGAAGGGTTGCTATGACAGCTTAGCCTTCTTGAATTATGATGTTAAGAAATCAGTAGCCATAAGTATATGCAATAATAACAGTGTTATTTATTGTCCTGTTGATGATTATTCAATAGCTGAATATGGCTATTTATACTTCCCAACTACGGAACTTTTTGCTTTGTGTGAAAGTTTACTGAAAGACAATAATGGTGTATAATTATGGTTAGGAATTGCTACGATATATGCAAAGATGTATTAGGACAGCATTATGACTTTGACGGAGGCGGAGGAGGTCCAGGAGGATTATATCAGTGCTATGACCTCGCTAACTACGTTGCTAGCTTCTTTGGGACTCGGCTTGTAGGACCAGTCGCCGCCACTATCGTATATGATAATCCTCAGCTTTACAGACTTGCTCTTGTTAAGACCTATGATGGTCAGCTAGAGACTGGAGATATGATTATCTTCGGACCTGTGGGCTATAACCCAGCAGGGCACGTAGCCTTTTACGGTCACGGTGACCAGACAAGCGCTACCTGTATAGACCAAAATCACCCTGCATGGAGTGGAGTTACTGAGCATACCTTTAACTTGTTACCATTGAACCCTACACATATTGTAAGGTTTTATAACCAAGAAGGGTACTCAGCAGGAGGACAGTCTTCTAACAATCAGCCGGGAACTATTTCTGGTAACGACACTACAAAGACAAAGTCCAGAACATATCAGTTCTGGGAGGTCACCTGTGATGAGACTGAGGTACTTAAGGAGAAAGACGGTGAGTTTATTGAAAAGACTTTCCAATGTTCTAAGTACACAGGGCTAGAAGATGGTGACTGGATAAAGATTGACCGCTGGGACGGCTCAGCAGGGTATATCCGTAAATCCTGTGTCAAACGCAGAGAAGACCTTGACATAGTGGTAACTACTAAGAAAGACGCTTCTGTGACTAATGATTTACCTTCTGGTACTGCTAACTATGACGGTGGGGACATTTCCTATGGAGGATATGTACTTGCCAAGGATAAGATAAGTGCAATGGCTTCCGCCTGTGCCAAGTATGGAATTTGGCTTCCCGGATTTATCTGTCAGACATATCTGGAAACTAACTGGGGACAATCTCCCGGAGCTTCCTACGCAGGTCCTGAGAATAACTGGGGAGGTCTTACATGGACTGGAAACCCTCAGCGTGAGTCTGGTGTAGTAGTATCACAGGGAGCTCCACGAGCAGAAGGTGGTTACTACATGAAGTTTGCAAGTCTCCAAGATTACTTTGAAGACCACTGTAACCTCATTTCAGACCGTATTGGGGGAGAAAATGCCCTCTATCATGCTAATAACAAATATGACATTGAAGGCTTCACAAGAGGACTATTCAGACCTGTGGCTAAGTATGATTACGCTGCTGTCGGTCTAGGTGCTTATATAGCTCAAATGAGTAGTATCTACAATGGAATGAAGCCTCAGCTTGATGAAGTGATGGGACACATTAAGGAAGGTGAGCCTTTGCCTACTGCCCCTGCTGTGACTAAACCAACATTTCCAAAAATTGAAGTTCCAAAACCTAAGCTACCACCGCTTAAGACAGGAAACAAAGCAACTGACCGACGCTCACGTTGGATTTAAGGAGGAAACATGGCGTATAAGCTACCAAAAGAAGACCAGCTGTGTGGAGTTATCTATAACACATACACAGGTTACAAGCCTATCCCCAAGGCTACTTGCCCTGCTAATTCAGGAGGGTGTGGGGATAACATTAAAGTAGTTCTCAACTGTGGTAAAGAACCTAAGCAGAACGCATTACCTGAGTATTACACAGATGGCACTATCCGTGCTTATGTGCAAGAAAAGGCAGGTCATAATGAACACCCTGTGCACTTCAAGAGTGATACACCAATGGCTAACCCTCTTGTGATTGACCCTAAACAGTTCACACGTAGTGATGACCAGCCAGGTAATCTCTATAAAGACTTTATTCAGGCAAATGGCTACACACATGTGAAAGCTGGAGGAGGTCAGTTTACTCAGCTTAACTCAGATGGTTCATTCTCTGTGTCTTATGAGTCAGTTGATAACAAGACAGCTATTGTAGAATTTGGAAAGATTGATTAAGGAGTAGGTAATGTCAGATAAAATTGTAAATGTATATGTAGGAGAGTGCTTCCAAGAAGGAGGACAAGCTGGAGGAGAAGGTAAGACCTATGGATTGTCACTCTCTGGTAATAAGCTAAAGCTTGTAGAGAACGGACAACAAAGTGAAGTTGTACTTCCTGCTACAGGTGGGGGTATTGACAATAACAATAACTTTTTCAAGTTATTTGCTCAGACTCAATTTGATTTATCCACCTGTTTCTATTCATGGAGGGAAGACGCTGTAGCTATCACTATTATTAACCATGACCCTGGTTCTACTCAGGAAATTCATATTATGGGGGATAATATCCGTCCTAGTATTGATAAGACTTCTATTGATATTACTAATTTCATAGATAAAGATGGAGGAGCATTAGGTCAAACCACTACTTCCAGAGAGACAAATCTCAGAGAAGCTGGTTATGAAGTTGTATGGGAAGGTGTTGTTCTTCAAGATACTCCTCTACTTACTAATATACTTGATATTTCAAGGGTACGTGTAGGAATAAAATACCTTAAGTTAGAAATTAGATATAAAGGTTAACAATGAATAATCAATGGATTGACAGTATTCTTAGCAGACAGGAAGTGATAACCTCTGTGACCCTAGTAATCACAACGTTATGTACTTTCCTTGTCACAAAGCTAACACAGAAGACAAAAGAGGCAGAAGCCCATCAAGAGGCTCAAGAGGAAATGGCTAGAAGCAATAAGCGCTCAGCCCTTAGAAATGAATACCTTCAAATCTATAATTCAACTGAGTTCTCTTGGGAACAGAAGTACCACTTAACTCGTGAAATTATCACATCATACTATGCTCTTAATGGAAATCATTACATTCATGAGCTAGATGAAAGACTTTACTATAAGAAAGAGGAAGAAGTAAATGAAATTGACGAATAAACAATATGATGTTGCAAAACGTATTATCACAGTAGTTATCCCAGCGTTTATCACGTTGCTAACTGCGCTAGGAGGTATCTACAAATTTGACCCATCTGTTGCTATCGGTACTATTTCCGCTATCACTGTGTTTGCAGGTGTGGTTCTTGGTATCTCAAGTAATAACTATGCGAAAAATCAGGAAGAAACAGAAACAAAACAAGGAGAACAGTAATGGCGATTAGTTACCAAGACTTTAAGAACAAAACGCTTGGTAATGGCTATGATGTAGACGGTTACTACCTGTACCAATGCTTCGATTTATATGCACAATTCTGTATAGAAAACGGAGTGCCTTATGCCAACTGTACTGACTCAGGTTTTGTGAAGGACGTATGGATACACCGTCACAGTAATGGTATTCTAAACTACTTTGATGAAGTAAGTATCCTACAGCCGGGTGACCTTGTGTTCTTCAAGGAACACCCTTGGACTCCTTATTCACATGTGGCTATCTTTGATAGTGACATTGACGGTGTGTATGGAATGTTCTTAGGACAAAACCAAGGACCAGACAGTAGCCTTGACCGTGGAGGTGTTACTTCTCTTGTGAGACTTCCCTATGAAGCTACCTTTGATACAGCCTTCCGTCTTAAACCGGGAGTTGGTAATCAGGCTAACCAAGCCACACAGACAAGCTCTGGTGGTGGACGAGGCTTCGTAAATGGAGCTCCGGGACTTAAGAAGGACGAATACTTCTTAGATGTATCAGCCTACCAATCAGCAGACCTCACAGCTATTACACAGCAAGCAGGTACTAACAAGACAATCATTAAGGTTAGTGAACACACTACCTACCTGTCAGACGTTAGACAAGCTCAGGCTGACACCTCTGTGCCTATTGGTTATTACCACTTTGCACGATTTGGAGGTGATGTAGGGCAAGCTCTTGCAGAAGCTAACTTCTTCCTGAGCAACCTACCTAGCAAGCCTGTGAACTATCTGGTCTGTGATTATGAGGATAATGCTAGTGGAGACGTAGAAGCCAATACACAGGCTATCTTAACCTTCATGGACGCATGTGCTGGCAAGGGCTATCAGCCTATCTATTACTCATACAAGCCATATACTTTAGCTAACGTAAACTATAAAGCCATCTTGGCTAAATACCCTAACTCCCTGTGGATTGCAGCGTATCCTAACTATGAGGTAACTCCTACTCCTGTGTGGGAAGTGTACCCCACTATGGAAGGTATCCGCTGGTGGCAGTTCACTAGTACAGGTATTGCTGGTGGCTTAGATAAAAACATTGCTATTCTTAGTGATGATATTGCAAACAACCAATTTGAAGAAGAGGAAGACGAAATGACAAACTATGTAATCCGAAGCAATTCAGGTAAGCAAGGCTACCTTGCTATTACTAACGGAATTGTTTGGGGAATTGGAGACATTAAGACAGTAGGTGAGCTTCAAAATGCTAAGCATGTGCACCTCAACCTACCAGACGGAGACTTTGACCGTTTCATTAACGCACAGAAGTCTGATGATGTGACGCAAGAGGCTATCGCAAAAGCTATCGAAGACGCTAACAAGAGCCTTACCGAAGTTATTGCAGGTGAGCCTAAGGAATAGACCCTAGGGGTTGAGGAGGGAATATGTAAATGTTTCCTCTTCTTTTTAGTAGGAGGAGTTATGTCCAATAAAAATCTACCCTGTGTATTTCCAGACCCTATGTGTCCTCCTAAAGAAGACGGCACTAAGTGGACTGAGCAGGAATTGGCTAAGAGTGAGCAATTACTTGAAGCATATAAGGTAGACCTGTGTAAATGGATTGATGAGAAGTGTAACTATAATGGAGGTATTACTCCTGAGGAAAAGGCTGAGTATGAGCGAAAACTACTTGCTTATAATAATGCCTTGGCACGTTACAAAGAGCTCATTGAGAAATATGAAACCTACCTAATTAACAAATCTGAATATGATAAAAAACTAGCTTCTTATACTAAGGAGCGTAATGCTATTCAGGCTGAGATTACCCGTATTACAGCAGAAAACGCTGAGCGTACTAAGCGTAACAAGGCTAAGCAAGACCAGTACACAGCTGACAAGGCTCAGTATGACAAGGACATTGTTGTCTACCGTCAGAAGAAGCGTGAATATGATGAGGCTGTTGACCCTGAGCGTAGACGTAGGCTTGAGAATGAAGCCCTACAACAAGCGCTAGACCGTGTGCAACGAACTACTCGCATGAATGTATTCACCTATGGCTCTAGTACAGCTGGAGGTGCTTATACTCATGTAAGCTCAAACGGTAACAACTTTGAAGTACAATGGCGCATGGTAAACACAGGGCGTATTGTTGGTACTGGTACTGTCCGTGGTAATGTAGAGTACCGCTTTGTAAGACGGGAAGATAGAATTGAGGCTTACATTGTAGCCTATACTATCCAGTCTGTGCAATATCAGATGAACCCTAATGACACTTGGGCTTCTGCTGGAGCTGTGTTTACAATCAATAATCACCAAGGACAGCCTATCTGGTCAAGGAGCTATGACCCTTATCAGAGCTTCTCAGATAACCCAAACCGCCGTGTGGTTATGGAGAGACAAACACCTATCTACCAAACAGGACAGCCTGATGGTCAGGTGGTTATCTTCTCTACTTATGACTCATGGATTGCAGAGCCTACCTCAGGTAGCTTGAATGTGAACTTTACTATGGACCGCCTTGATGTCCAAGTACCACATATCCCAATACCACCTAAGCCAGAAGAGCCTAAAGAGCCTCCTAGACCAGTGCTAGAGCCTCAGCTCCCTGTGCCTAGTTTGCCTAATAATCCTCCACAAGAGCCTCCTAGGGTTGACAAACCTGATAAGCCGGGAGAACCTCCTGTGCCTCCTACTCCAAGACCTCTTAGACCAAGACCTAAGCGTCCTTGTAAGAAGTGTAATGAGTGTGAGGAATGTGAGAATATCGGTAGAGGACCTGATGTCTGTGAAGACCTTAAGGCTATTGCACAGGAGCGTTTCCAACGTGCTGGGGTACATGAGCTTAGGAATAAGTATGTAGTCAACCTGCCTAATGTTATCAGGCGCTCTACCTATGGACTCTGGTGTGTTACTAAGAACATTATCAATCAGCTCTGTCATGTAGGAGAAGAGTTCCAATGCTTACGTGAGCAGACAGACCAGCTACGTAAGGAGCAAATGTGTATCCAGAACGCACAGCAGGCTTCCTGTGAGCGTTTAGCTAAGATAGCTAAGAATAACTATGACATAGGCAATAACGTGCGAAATAGGCTCATTCAGAAGCTAAGAGACGACGCACAGAAGAAGTCTATTGATATTGCTAACCAGACAGTCCGCATGAACATGTTCCCTAGAGGCTCACAAGCAGGCTCAGGTACTTACACAAGGGTATCAACCTCAGGTACTAACTTTACCATTGAGTGGAACATGGTAGGTGGAGCTGTAATTGGTAATGGTAGCATTAATGGAACTGTAGAGCGTGAGTTCAGGCTTAATACAACCACAGGGTATGTAGAGGCTTTCCTAAAGGCTGTTACTATCACCTCTGTGAGATATGAGCCTACAGGTGCTATGACAGGAGCTTCTACAGCTACCATGGCTGTGTTTGACGGAGCAGGTAATCAGGTTTACTATAAAGCCTATGACCCATTCCGTTCCTTTAATGAAAGCCCTAACCGTAGAATTGAGTACAATAGAACAGTACCACTACAGACCACAGGCTCTACTGGAGGCTCTGTGCACGTACTTTCTACTCGTGATACTTGGCTTTATGACCCTACCTATGGACAGCTAGAGGTGAACTTCACAAGGGATAACCTAATCCCTATTGATATTCCTCCTGTGCCAGATATTCCTAAGGTAGAGATTGACTGTGGAAGCTGTGAGGTGAAAGAATTTGACTGTTAAGGAATGTAGTTCCTGTGGAGATAAGTGTGGGCACTTCATATGTCAGGCAAGAAAGTATGCCTTGTGTGATTGCCCTACTATCACTCCGGGAAGAGACGCATGTAACGCTTTACATGACCTAAATGATAATAAGATTAAGCTAATGGCACAGCGGAATGAGTCCCTACTAGCCTGTGATATTCCTAAGTTCTTAGGTAGGCTATTCAGGGGTATCTCCTGTGTCTATAAGAATATGATATTGCAACTATGCTGGATTATTAAGAATATTTGCTGTATCTACTCACGCACTAAAGTTATTGATGAAAATAACAAATGTATCAACCAGAAGCAAGAGAAAATGGTTCAGGGAATGAAAGACCTGCAAGCTCAGATGAATAAAATTCTTGAGCTTTATAATCAGTATGCCACAACCAAGATTGTGGTAGCTGACAGCTCTTTTGAGGGACTTGTAGCCACTCTTGAAGCACTACCAGAGGAGGAGCTTTAATGGCAGACTGTGTAACTTGTATGAAATGCAGGTTTAAGGAATGTCAGTGTGATAATGGTTGCAAACCTAAATGCATAGATATAGGCAAGACCTGTGATGATACCTGCCAAAAGGTTAAGGACTTGCACAAGGACCTACTAGAGCCAATAGCTCCCATGTTTGAAATAGGTATGCCCTGTGACATGAGGGAGCTTAGCTCTAAGGGCTTTAGCAATGTATTTATGTTTGTAAACAACTTTATCAATGTCCTGTGTCACACACTAGGGCTGACTGATATTTTAAATGACCGAATTAAGGCAAATAAAAAGAACCTTGAGGAGCTTAATAAAGCTAACGAGGCTCTGTGCGGAAGAATTAATGAGCTCACAAGAAATGCCAATAAGTTGGTTACAGCTTCTAACTCTACTGTGTCTGACGCTATTGCTTATAACAATAAGCTAAAACGTGAGTACAATGAGCAAGCTTCCTTTGTGAATGAATATAACAAGGGTGCACTTGTTAAGTACCAACAAGACCAGCAAGAATACACAAGCCGTATCTCTACCTTACAGGCTAACTTGACCAAGGAAGGCTTCCCTCAGGCAGTGGCTAGTCAGTACCTTCAAATGTCTCCTAATGCTGTTATGGCTAAGACAATTAGAGGACGTAAGCTAAGCTCTGATACTAAAGAGCCTGCAAGTGTCAATCCTATCCCTGATGTTACTACCTTTACCTCAAATGAATTGGTCTATACCTATTTAAAAGAGCGTGAGGAAATGACGATTGATTTTGCTAATGCAACTACAATCATGGCAGGGAAAGAGATTTCATCTATCAAGATGAGGATTACTCTTGTGTCAACTGAGCACCCTAAGAAGGGTGTGATTATCGGAGTACCTACAAATCCATATAAGCAAATTACTATCCACACAGAGGGTAGCAATGAGCAGTATAGCTCTGAGCTTATTGTAGAGGTACGTTTCTTTACCGCTGACGGTAAGGAAGTTAAACCTACCTATAAGGAAACAGCTATCCTGAACCTACAACCTTTTGGTGCTGAGTCAGGTCAGGGTACTTACTTCTCAGTGGATACTGGTTACACTATACCTATCAACGGCTCTTATGTAACAGCACAGAACGGTAGACTAAGCAACTACACTAGAAATCCTATTGGAGAGGGTCCTCAGTCTATTATATGGGGAGTATTCACTGACACTATCGCATTTAATGTAGGAAGCTACAAGAAGAATGTATCAGGATTTAACCTGAATACAGCTCCTGTGATTAGTTCAATGCCAGTAGTACCTTATCAGGCTAAGTTGAAAGAACTGCCTCCTGAGCCTAACTACATTAACATTCATGAGAGTACAGGCTTCCTGAATGAGCTTACTTGTGGTTTATGTACCCTAGCACCTCTTAAAGAGTGTAAGACAGCCTGCTCTGTGTGTCCTCCTGTAGGTAGAGAAGCTAGGATTGCTCAGGCTAAAGGACTTGACTATATCACAGTGACTACCTTTATTGACACTGCAACTAATAAGCCTATTGCACCAGCTGTTCATGAAAAGAGCACTTTCTGTGCTACTACACCAGATACAATATGGTATAATAGTAAGGGGTACACCCTGATACCTAATAAGCAGACCACCTCTGAGTTCACAGAGGGTACAGATAGCCTGCTTGGTAAGGGTATGATTAGAACCTGTGTGAACTACTACAGCACAGGAGGAAAGGAAACGAACTAATGACTTGTAACAAATGCTATGAGTGTGAATGTAATGATGGAAAAGACTATTGCCAAGATTGCCTTCCTGATGAAGGTACTTGGCTTATTGTCAAGTCTGAGAAGCCTGACCCGTTCTATGCTGACCGCAACCATGCTTACATGGATAGTGCTGAGAATGTATGGATTTTAAACCGTGCTAGGGACGCCATGATTAAGCTCAATGGCTCAGGCTCAGGTGGAAACGGGAAGGTATATAAAGCTGGTCAGGGTATCACTATCTCGCCAGATGGGACTATTTCAGCTGTTGTCACACAGGATAGAGACACTATCACTACTGTGAATCCCGGTAATGGTATTCTGGTAGCTAAGACTAATAATGACTACACTGTGTCACTAGACAGCACAAAAGTACCTACCAATGAGCGACTAGAGAACGTAGAGCGTCAAATTGGTGAGCTTAAAGCTCCTAAGGGTGTAGCCTCTGTGTCAGTAATTGGTAAAGAGGGGATTGTTAGTACACAGACAGCCACTAAGGATTGGGAAGTTAAACTTGACCCAGCTGTGAAAGCTAACATTGATAAAATCCCTGCTTTAGAAACCAAGGCTGTTGAAGTTCCTCTTGTGAACTATATTAACAAGTACCATGGTAACGGCTGGGTAGGTAAGCGTGCTGAAGGTTCAGGTTATTATTCAGCCCCACTATACTATCTCACAGATAAGAAGTCTCTAGGTGACTTAGGTTTCTCTGTAGGTGATAAGTTGTATATCAAGGCTAAGTTTGATGTGAATACCTCATCAGCTATCCCTGCTACTGCTCAGCTTGCTTTAGAAGCCTATGACATGGCTAATCCGACTAACTGGTATATAGGCTGGCTTGCAGGTAAACAGTCTATGCAGGCTAAAGGTAATGAGATTACCTACACATGGACGCTTGCTGAGAAAGACCTGAAAGTAAATGCTCTGAATGTACGTATTGATGGTATTGACATTAAGACATTCCCTGTGAGATTTACTTACCTGACACTGACTACCAAGCCTGTGACGGATAGTATTCCAGAGCCTTCTGGTACACTGCTAGTAGGTGCTGATAACCTCATTAAGGGCACTAGAGACGGCTCTGCTAACACTTATGGAGCTCCTAATGGAAACTACCTAGGACTAGCTATCAGTGAGAAAAACAGAGGCACAGGAGCTGGTACAGCTGATACCTTCAATGCTCAGCTAGGCTACCCTCTTAATCCGGGAACATGGTACACAGTGAGCTTCTTTGCCAAGGCAACTAGTGAGATTACTTTTAGTAATCACCTGTATTCACCTTCCAAGGTTTGTATTGTTTATAGCTCTACAGGAGGTATGAATACTAACATTGATGGTGATGTCACTGTGAAGGTAAATGCCAACTGGGCTCTTTATACTACCAGTTTCCAAGTATATGACACAGCTCCATTTACGCCTAAGGTACTCCTAGGACGTATGAATAGTAGTGTACCAAGTAATACTGTGCTACAGATTGCTGGTGTGTGCTTCTATGAGGGCACAGGACCTCGTTCTTGGGGAGCTAGCTCGCTAGATGTACCAAGCAATACAGATGTCACAGAAGGTATTAACAGGCTTAATACTACTGTACAAGGACTGAGTACCAAGGTTACTGCCCTAGAGGGTAGAGCTGACAACGATACTAAGTATTATGCAGGAAATGGGCTGAGCCTTAATGGCACTACCTTCTCTTTGAATACTAATGACCTAGTTACATTCGGTGATTTAGCCTCTAAGCTAGACCGTTCAGAGTTCAGGTCACTACAAACTAAGTATAATAGTTTAGAGACAGCTGTGAAGAAGCTCCTACAAGACCTTAAAGACTCAGGTGCTTGGGAAGTTGCTGGTACAGACATTCTTGCTGGTAGCCTCAAGGCTGACCGTCATATTGCTACAGGTAATATCAACGTGTTTGGAGGAACTCCTAACGGAAACAGAGCTATCCGAACATCTAACACACTTAACGCTGGTGACCTTGCAGGAGGAGTAGAGTAATGCCAACATTCAACACAAAGGAAGAAGCCCTAACATGGGCTAAGGCTAACACAAAGTTTAAGTTAGAGAGTACAAACGCCTCTGAGTTTAAGGTACGTTCAGGCTGGGATAATGCTTCCGCTGTGTGGGAGGAAAGAGCTGGAGAATTTGTAGTAGGTAAAGGGGAAGTTCAATTCCAAGTCATTCCGACCTTTGGGTACAAGGGGGACAAAATCATCATTAACAACCTACAAATTTATGTAGGTAATGCTAAGTATGAGGTTCTCCCTGTGAACCCTTCTGGTACTGACGCTAGAATGAAGTTTACAGCCCTTGACCAGCTTGTGATTGAGAAACAGTTCCCTATCACAGGAGGATTTAATGAGAATGTCAATAGACCATTTAACAAAGCTGTGGAGCTTAACCTCTATACCACTAACTCCTCAATGGGAGTAGTTAAATTCGTCCACAGTTGGTTTTCAGGAGATAAGTCCTCTGAGATATTCTTAAACTGGTCTATACCATCTGAGATTGTCATTTCACCTGCTGTGCTGATTAAGCCTTGGGCTATCAGGCAGACAGCAGGAGGTCAGTTCACCTCATTCACTACACTAAACAAGGACATGAAGGTCTATGCTGGTGGAGCTTGGAAAGTACCTCCAAACTCTACCATAGACCAGAGTAAGGCTAAGACAGAAGGATTTGGAGCTAACCGTATCTACCTAGATAATAAATGGGTAGCTCAAGGAAAGGTAGGAAGATAATGGCTTCATACAAAGAAGAATATAAGGATAAGTGCTGGTATGAGGATTGCGCCTGTGAGGACATCTATCCAGCAGACTGTGACGCTCTACGGAAAGAGAATAACGAGGGTATCGGAAGATACGCCTGTGCAACCCAAAATCAGGACTGCTATGATAAAAACTTTTTTAAACGGGCTTTCCAAAAGATTGCTTGTCAGTTTGAGCATGTTATTCAGAACATCTGTGCTATTTGGGACTTACTCCAATGTATCACAGAATACCTGAAAGCTCAGGGTAATCAGGGCTATGAAACTAAGTATTACAGACACACAGGGGTAGAAGGGCAGAACTTCTACAAGCCTATCATGACACGGTATGCTATCAACCTCTACAAGGACTCAGAGTATGGCTGGGACACACAAGGAGGTATTGATGATGGTAAGCGAGGAACATTTGACCAAGACATGCATTGCTATATCCGCTGGTGTGCTGATGGTAATGAGCTTAACCCTGCTGTGGATAATACCATGACCTTTGTAGTCCGCACAAGCGGTGAAGGTTGGCCCGGTGATGAGTCTGATATGGTTAAGCAACGTGGTATCCACTGGCAAATGACAGGGCTCACAGATGGAGCTATGCCTTGCTCAGATACCATTGTGCTACCTAAGGGACAAAATATCGTGATAGAGGTTATTCAGAACAATACTTCATCAGGAACATTCCGTGTGCATAATATCAAGGTTGAGTATCACCCTATTGCTGGCACAGGACTTCCAGACTGCTTGAAGACGCCAGAAGTGCCTAAGAAGGACTGTAACTGCTAAAAATAAAAAGACCTTAATTGGTCTTTTTTTGTTGTCTTTTTCTCTGACGCTCTTCCCGTGCACGGTCCTTGGCACGTTCATACTCCTTAAGAGCCTTCATTAGCCTAGCCTTAGCTTCCTTCACAGTAGGCTTCCTTCTGCGTTTACCATGTCGAGTAGTAAGGGTGTTTCTAGCAAGCCCTACAGCCTTAGAGAGCTTCTTTGTCTCTTGCAAATCAGCAATAATACGGTAGTACATATCTTGCTCTTTACGCAAGGTCTTTTTTCTTTTTGCATTAAACTCTGTGCGAAGCTTGCTCTTAGTAGACTTCACAGCGGCGAGTATCTTGACCTCACGCTCAAGGGCAACATAGCGTTTGATAGCCTCATCAAGGGAAATCTCATTACCCTCTGTGTCATAGAGAGTACCGTCTTCTGCAATTACTCTTTCAGGAATATTTCGATTTAACTCGAATATTTCTTTGTCATAGGCTTCATCAAATATCTTTGTTGACATAGAACCACACCTCTTCCCCATTTATTTTACTAAGCACAGTAATGTCGCCTGTCTTAACAGTTGAGTAAGGATAGCCTCCTGCCCATTCACGAAGCCGTTCATTTCTAGCTTGGAGAGACTCTACTGTCTCTTCAAGATAACAGTCTCCCATTTCATCTATATGTTTTATCGTATAGGAGGTTAATGTTCTCATTTTTTATCCTCTCAGGAATTATAAAATCCTCTTTCTTCATAGTAAGTTTCTTGTAGTCACCAATCACAGGGGGGTACACCCTCCTATTTTGATAACACCACCATCTAAAGTCAATGTTAGATATATAGGTTGTCAATTCACTCCTGTGTTCTAGCCTTCCATACAAATCATATACCTTGAATAATTGTTCCTTCCTGTTAGGACTTAGCCTCATGGATACCTTACACTCAGGCATTAGATATAGCATGTTAGCAAGCTCTATGTGCCTACCAGAGTATCCTGTGATAGGCTTGATAGCTTTGATTAAGCTGTAGTAGCCTACCCTCTTATCCACAGCTAGGTAGGGTATAGTTGACATGAACGCCCCTAGAGAAAATTCAAAGTAGCTCTCTCTGCTTCCATTCCTAAGGTTCTGTGCTAGAGTGTAAGCCTCCTCAATGGTATAGAATCCTCCCGGAAGGCTATACTCCATTATCGTATCATAGTCCTTGACATATATGTTTATAAACACAGTGAGTAGCTTGTCAAATGTATCAGCATTTTTATACACCTCCAATAGGTGTAGTATCCGCTGAACATTTTCCTTTAGATAAAAGAGAGGTGGGAACTCTCTAGGGTTAAGCGTAACCTTACTATCTGTAAGACTAAGTGCTCCCTCAAATGAGTCCTTACCTCTCTCTAACCATGAATTGACTTCCTCGATAAATGTATCGTAGCTGGGATTAGTCGTCCCACTCATCATCTTCGTCATCATCATCTGCGTAATCGTCTTCATCATCTTCAACGTCACCAGCAGGTTCAATCGCTACCACGTCCCATTGAGGCTTGTCATTGTAAGGCTCACCTTCTTCAAGGGTAATATTCACATAGCGGTCAATAAAGTCCTCTGTGTCCATTTCACCTTTAGGGTCAAGTCCTACAGCCTCTGCAAGGTCATAAAGGTCAGCACGTCCAAATGCTGTATCAAACATACGAAAACCATAGGTTTTTGTGTCAGTACCAAAGTCTCCACGGAAGGTTACCTTATAGTAGGGCTTTTTGCCTTGTACTGAGTGCTCTACCCATTCAAAGGCTTGAATAACTACTGTGAAAGTTCCTTCTGTGTAAGTGAATGAGAGTCCTTCGCTCTTTTCTGCTGTAAATTTAATTTTTGCCATTGTAAATATCTCCTATTTCTTATTGTTCTTCTGATTTCTTAGTAGCACGTTTGCGTTTTGGTTTTTCTTCTTTCACAGGGGCTTCTTCCTCTTTAGCCTTAGCAGGCTTCTTAGAAGTCTCTCCTGTGATGAGTTTTGTGAGCTTAGCCCATGTAGGGTTCTTAATCTTGTTAGGAATTTCAATTCCCGGCTTACGTGTAACCTTGGTAGTCAAGATAGGGTTACCTGCTACCTGAGCGATATAGACTTCCTCAATGGACTTCTTGCCATTTTCAAAGGTCTTCTTGTTTTCCTTCTGTGTATGGGCTACAATCCGTGCAGAAGCTTGCAGATAGGAGCGTACAGCTGGGGATACATTAGGGCAAATTACTCGTGGTACATCTTCACCTTCGTCCTCCTCAACGTTAATGCTCATTTCCTGTGCAAGTACAAGAACATTTTTGCCATCATAGCTAAAACCGACCAGCTGGTCAACAAGTCCTTTAAGTAATGGAGAAGCTTCTCCATAGTGCTGGATTTGCATTTTATCCACTTTGTACTTTTCCATGATATGCTTGTAGCACAACTCTTGGACGTTTGTAAAGTGGTCAACAGCAATGCTTTCATAGTCACCTGTCTTAGCGATTGCAAACGCTTCTAGGACATCTTCCCAGTTGTAGCACTCAGCTACATCAACGCTATCAGTGGGGCTCACAGAAGCTAGTCCACGGTCAGTGTCAATGATGAGCGTTTTGCCCGGAAGTGAGTTAATCACACTTGTTTTGCCTGAACCGCTTTTTCCGAAAAGTACGGTCATTTGGTGTAGGCGCACCTTAGACAATGATTTAAGTTTCATTGCAATATCTCCTTTTTGTTTAGTTCTAATATAGTGTATCACAGGGATTGGAGTAAGTCAATACCTTTTTGCTAAATTTTTACAAAAAATTCATCATTTTTTACATAAAATTGTAAAATGGTACTTGAACCATATTCTCTTAGGTTACTTCTTCCCCAATCATAGTTAATATGTCCTGTGTTATTGATGATAAATTCAGGCGTATATCCATCTTTCTTATAGACATATATCTTATTACGCCCTTTGTTATACCTGTAGAAAGCCCTCAGGGTGAGCCTGCTTCCATAAGCCATTTCAGTATCACGGAACTTCACCCATGGCAACTTCCTATTTACCCGTCGAGCCATAGCCACCTCTATTCTCATTACCTAAGTGTTTTACTGGTAAGAAAATGAGGTCAGGTTGATTTCTAAAGATACGGAACTGACACACACGCTGTCCTGCTTCAAGCTTCCCATCACGTGTGGCATAGAACATAGCTCCCCAAGTATCATCATCACCATTATAGTCATTATCAATGATACCCACAGAGTTAGTCAGTAACAGCCCTGTGTTCTTAAAGGTACTTGAGCGTGGATATACATGGGCTTCATAACCTACAGGAAGCTCCATTGCTACTCCAAAGTCAACCTTAACAGTATCTCCTGCCTTGTACTCAATATCCTGAGGTACATACATATCTACACAGTCCCCATTGACCGCCTGTGTCCCAAAGGAGTATTTTGTGTCCTTATAGCGTACACGGATTAGGGACTCCTTAGGATAGCCACTGTACTTACCAATGTCACAGAAGAACATCAACAGCATTATGAGGAACATTACTCCAATAATGATGTATTCCATTACTGACCTCCGTTGTTATCCACATATTTAGCCTTCAAGGAAGCAATAAGCTCATCTAGGCTCTTGTTCACCTTGTTATTAGCCTCAAGGGCTTCATCTAGCTTCTTACCATAGTTCTCTGTGGCTTTAGTAATCTTTGTGATACGTGCTTCTGAGTCTTTCTTAAGCTTAGTGAATTTAGCCTCAACGCTCTGTGTGTACAGGAATGAAAATCCAAGGGCAATTACCAAAGCAATGTTAATAATAGTGTTAATGTTTTTCTTAATGAATGTCATACTCATCTCCAATCAATTTGTTAATCAAGGTAATCATGTTATCAATACCTAATAGGTAACTTTCTGCCTCAGTTGTGAGCACAGAATTAGCAATAATCAAATACTGAGGATAGGTCATAGCCTTATACTCCTCAAACTCAGGGAATTTTGCACAAGACACAGAGTAATATACTCTTTCAGCCTCTTCCCTAGCCTTGTGCAGGAACACAAGAGCCTTATCAAGGTCATGTTTCCCATTCTTATCCTTATAGCGCCATACATATTTCACAGCTGAGGCAATCAGGGGGTTAAGTCCATAATGTAGCCAGAAGTCCCAGCACTCCATTTTATTACCCTTCTGTGTGTAACGCTGAGGGTTTCTAATTTCCTCCATTTTTAACCTCCTGAACAGCCGAACGAAGCTCTAGGTCTTCTTCCTGCTGGTCTTTTCTTCCTTCAAAGTAAGCCTTCTTAGCTAAGTCAACACTAGCGTCTTTTGTGATATAGCCCTGCTCAACCTCTTCAATAGGCATTGTGTGTTCTTGAATATGGTATGAGTAAGCTAGTGCCCCGATTATAAAGCCTAGGGCTACGGCAAACAAGTATTTCCACATATCACTCTTCCTCCAAAAAGTTCTCTGCTACAAAGGTATCAAAGTCCTCTGTGACAATTCCTTGCCATACCTTAAACAGCTCATCATAGATGTCAGGCATGTAGTCACCATATTTATACATTTTGAACTCAGGATTTTGCTCAATCATTCGTACAAGCATACAAAACTGTTCAAAGAACTCATCACACAGAGCCTCTCTGTATGACATATCAATAGCAAGGTACTTGTAGGCTCTACCTACTAGCTTTTCCTTAGGATTGATACACTCAAACACAAAGTTTCGTACATTGTAGCCTAGCTTAGTCATTACATACATATACATATTAGCCTGTAATGATAGCACCATTTTATCCTGTGCAGGTTTTGTGCTATATGTCTTATAGTCAACCAAGGTCACAGAGCCGTCTTCATTAGTCCGAACTGCGTCCACATAGCCAATAAACCCTACCTCTGTGCCAAGACCAACTTCCTCTGAAATGTCGAGAGTAATCTCTTTCTCAACCTCAGTAGTCTTAAATAGTCCTTCAAATCCGAAGTGTTCAAAGTAGCGCTCAGAGGCTCTAATCCCTCCGTCAATACTTTCCTGTGCAAAGTCTACAACAGAGGCTTGCTTTAGGGCTTCCTTGCTGTCTGTGCCTGTAGCTACAAGCTCCATAACACGGTGCATGACTGTTCCTCTATCCATATACACAGTGTTGATTTTGCCTTCTTTTGGCTTGTACTTTGCAATATACTTGCACCAGTGTTTCCATGGATTTTCTAGGTAAGTGTTTACCCGTGAAATACTATATCTGTTCATGAGACTCCTTTATCATAATATACTGCTGATAGGCTATCCAATATTGAAGACCGCTTCATAGTCCGTGGTTTGAACACAGACATACTATAGGGGTCTTCCTCTGAGTTTACGAAGCCTATCTTAAACTTATCCCTGTCAATCACAAAGGAATTTCTCATAAACTCAGGCTTTTCTAACATTTCCTCAAATGAGTCAGGCATAGGACCTTTAAATCTTACTAATTTATAATAGTCCTCCTCCATAATCTCATATAAGAACTCCTTGTGCTCATCATCAAGCTCCGCTACTTTATATCCAACACCATAGCTCTCCAGAGTCTTCTTAAACTCTCTCACCTGTGCCAGTACATTTATTCGTGTATTCTTTGTTGATAAGTAATAAGGGTTTGTTACAATCTCAACTACCAATTAACTCCTCCTGTGTTACAATCAGCATGATTACATGGTTTCTTGTAGTAATCTTTTTCACAGGGATAGTCTTGTCAAGTAACTTAAACTCCTTTGTGTGCTGTGTTGTAAAGCCATCAAAACGATAACAGTAAGGCACTACAGTATCATCATTCCGATAGTAGGCAATTTCACACTGAGCATAAGGACTCATTAAATCAAGAATATCTCCTATCGCCATTATTACTTTCCTTCCTGTTCTAGCTGGTCTGTAAGACATGCTGAGCATGGTGTCACAGGGAAGCCTAGGAACATTGCCAGTACCTTATTCATGGCTCTGGATTGCTCAATAAATCCATACTTGGCTTTCAAGTTAGATAGGTCTACCTGCCATACCTCAAAGGAGGTAATAACCGCTGTGAACATATGCTTAAGCAAGCACCACATATCAGGGTTACCTTCCTCATTAGCCTGCTCCTTTAGTAGCTTCATTGCCTTACGTCTGTTTTCTGTGGTTTCTTTTAAAAGTAGCTCAGTCTCTCTTAAAGCTTCATCTACTTTCAAAATCTCATCTTGGTCTTCCTTAGCGTTATCTGCATACCAGAATGAGAGCTTATCCTCATATTTCCTTACAAGGATATTCATGTGGTACTCAGAGGCACAGAGGTTCATGATATTTGTAATCAGGTCTTCTGTGATACCTACTGAGCTGTCTTTGTTTACTGTCATTTCAGTTTAAGCTCCTTCATAAAGTTTTCTACATCTAGGTCATCTTCTTCAAAGTCTTCTTCATCTGACTCAATTACGTAAACGTCTTTCACAGGAGCTTCTACTCCGAACAGCTCTTTCTGTAGCATTTCTTTGTATTCTGAGAGCTTGCGCTCATATTCCTGTGCATTAGGTGTGACACGCTCTGAGTATTCACGTAAAGCGTCAGCGATTACCTCGTTACGCTTAATCCCTAAATACCCTGAGATAGTCAGTAAGTTGTCTGAAAGCTCCTTAGGAAGCTCAATTTGCATTTTGATACTTGTCTTAGGCATTAAAGTACCACCTCCTCAATTTCCTTTTTATCACCATAGTAGATTTTGTAGTTTAGGGTAGTCTCCCTAATCATACACTCAAACATACAGGTATGTGAGATATATCTTACAAGGATATTATCCCCTACGTCTACTGAGAATTTTAGTGAGACATAGTTCTTAGGTAAGGCATGTTTGAGGTTAAACACCTCCATGGCTGACCAATATCGTCCTACATTATCTCCAAGTTCCTTCTTGATATACCCTGTGCCTTTAATCCAGTTATTCATGTAGTAGGTATTCTTATCTGTGACTAGTACATACTTTAGATTGAACTCCTTCTGCTTTTCACAGTAACCCTCAGGGTCTAGTAAGAAAGCCTTTCGATTTTGTTTCTTAATATCACGGTATTCCTGCTCTGTGTAGCAATTCTTATCCCAGATTATCATGCTTAAACTCCTTTAGAGCCTTGTTTACCTCAGTGAGGGTAACTCCTAGACGCTCCTTTAGCATAGTATTAAGTCTGTCATTGTCAGCTACTTTGTCAGCTGTTCTGAGCAGGCACTTAACTCCACTTGAGACATTCTGCACAATAGGGTAAATATCAGGGTCACCATTTAGGATAGCCTTTACTACCTCCTTATTCTGGAACACATCAGTAACCTTACGCACAGAGAAGGTGAGCAGGTCATCTGAGACAACGATATAGTCACCTTCCTTGGCTGAGTGGACATTACCCCCAGCATAGGTGTAGTGCTCGTTGCCTTCCAAACATTCTACAATGTGTAGGCACTCAGGGAGTATTCCCCATTTATTACAGTATTCTTCTATCATTATTCCTCCTTAGTGAATACCCCAGCCCTTACCGATTTCTACATCAGCCACAAGAGGTACTTCCATCTTTATTCCTTTAAGTATTGAGGGGTTCTCCATGTGCTTCTTGATAATTTCAGAAGCTTCCTGAGCATAATCCTCCTCAGCTTCAACAAGGATTGCGTCATGCACTGTGCCAATTATTCTAGCCCTACTGTGGTCTAAATCATCTGAGAATACAATATCTGCCATGGCTGAGATACAGCAATCACTTCCGAACCCTTGCACAGCTGAGTTAAGAGCCTGTCTTTCAGCAGAAGACCTCTTTACCCAATCATCAGACCAGATGTCCCTTAAGAAGCGTTTACGCCCTATAGGAGACTCTACATATCCATAACTTTGAGCAAAGTTAATGTTCTTCTTGTGCCATGTAGGTAAGGTGGGATAAGCTTCAAAGAATTTGTTACGAAAATCTTCTGCCTCTCCCTGTGACAAATCTAGCCCATAGCCCTTTGCATAATCTCGGAATGACTTAGCCTGCATACCATAGATAAATCCGAAATTGCATTGAGGAATAATAGTTACTTTTCCGTTTAGTCTAGTTACTATTACCCCTTTCGGCATTTGGACACAGTAGACATCCCCCACCTCTGTCGGTTCTTTAGGAAAGTCCTTAGTAGAGACTCTAGCATAAGTGTCTTTGTTCATGTTATAGGATAGGCAATACAGAGGAGCTACGTTATTAGTGTTCTCAATATTGAACTCAGATATTCTAGCCCTTATACCGCTTAACACAGCCATTTCTTGCATAATAGATATTGTCTCATAATTTGAACAAGTAAATCTGCAAAGACCATGAGTATCTAAACTTCCGTCCCAATGCTGAGCTTCATCTAGGTAGGCTAGAGGATTAAGCACATCAAGAGAAGCCCTCTTCAAAGTCTTACCTCTATCTACTACTTTCTCTAACAATAAGAATAAACTCTCATTATCTTGATTGCTTCTCTTTATAGAGTAATGATAGTAGTCTTTAGCAGAGTCCCTAAAGTGTCTTGTAAAGGAAATTCCTGCCCCTTTCATAACCCTTAAGAATCTAATATGCTTTCTCCTCTTCTTAAATGAAAACTCAACAGAAGAGAAATTTTCAGTTATATGACCATCACTAACTACAGAAGCTATTGCCCTTGTCAGACTATCCTCTACATAATCCTTTTTACAAGATAACCAACCTGCATGAGTTGTCATACTCTTTCTTGATTTTGGCAAAGTATGTACACTATCCATGGTTATTATAGTGTTGATAGGTTTATCTACATAGCTACTAGACATGTGTGTTAGGAGAATATTATGATTTCCCGTACAAGCTATATCACAATTCTCATTTGTAAACCTATAAATAGGTTGGTCTTCATACTTTACAAAAGCCATAGGCTTAGTATAGGTAATCTCTCTTGTCTCCTTATCATACTGAGCTACTTTAGTCACCCCATCATACATATTGAATGGTACAAACCCTTTATCTGTCAGAATTTCAGTATCTCCACTGAAACATGATTTAGCCTGAGTCCGTTTTCTCTTAAGCTCATCATGGTCTAATCCCTCAAGGTTTCCAAACATCAGCTCTTGTGTTTTTGTATGCAAATCGCTTCCCGATTGGTAAGCATGTATCATATTCTTATCTCCTGAAAATTCAGCGGCTACACGCAGTTCAAGCTGGGAGTAGTCTGCTTCTATAATATTATACCATTTTCTTCCATGTATAATTCCACGCACATTGCTATTCTGTGGAACTTGTTGAAGATTAGGGTTTGAGCAGGTTGTCCTTCCTGTCCTAGCTGTGATATTAAAGCTAGGGTGAATTTGTCCGTCTACCGCTATCTCGTCCCATGACTTGATAAAGGTATCCAGCTTAGTTAATCTCTTATACTCTCTCAGGTTCTTAGCAACATCACTCACAGCTGACAGCTCCACAAGGGTTTCATCATCTGTGCTAGGATTTCCTGAGCCACTCTTCTTCATAGGTTTCAGTCCAAGTGACTTTCCAACCTCTTTGCCATCTACAATCACAGGAGCACCCTTCTTGCCAAATAGCACCTTGGCTACCTGCTGTGTTGAGTTCCAGTTGATTTCAGCCACCTCATTGAGCTCTTCAAGGAGCTCTGTGTACTCAACCCTTAGCTGTTCACTTACCTCGCCTCTCTTAGGGTCAAGATAGATACCTTGCTTCTCAATGATAGAGTAGGCTTTATAGGCTCTCATTTCATGCTTGTACACCTTAACCATCTTGTACTTTGTGATGATTTTCTTGAATATAGGCACTAGCTTAAGCGTGTATCGTGTGTCCTTCTTTCCATAGACAACTAGCTTCTTGTTATTAGCCTCTATAAGCTCCTGTGTCACGTCTTTTAGCGTCTCTAGTACAATTACACTATCAAGACTTTCAAACGCCTTACAGAGCCTGTCAGTGGCTTCTACGGACATTCCAGTGATAAGTATATCCCCTTCAAGTTCATCATAGACCTGCTGGGCTAATTTATTCATGGCTGTTCGGTCTTTGTGTACCCATTTTCGGGTCACATCAAACGTTCCATCTTCATTGTCAATGAGGTTACAAGCGTTCTTCTGTGCCTTGGTTTTTAGTCCTGACAAGAAAGCATTAGCATTTTCCTCAGTAGTCTGTTCCATGACAAGCTCTACTCCTGTGAAATACTTTGTGATAAATCCTTTGAGAGTATTCAGACTATCACGCTTACCTGAGACTTTAATTTCCTTGCTCACATCATAATCATCACCAAAATATTTTACCACAAGAGACTTCAAACCAAGCTCTACCTCACCAGAGACATGAGCCAGCACCTGTGTATCCATGTAAAGCTCCATGAATACTCCTGTGTGAACATATAGAAACAGAATATCAAACTTACCATTATGAGTAACCATGTTCAGCTTAGCTATGGCTTTCAGGAAGGCTTTCCATTCTTCTTTAGTGTACTGTTCCCACCAGATGAAATGGTCATATTCCTTCCTGTTAAAGTCGTAGCTGATTTGCACAGAGACTATTTTGTCCCTGTACCTATCTAGCCCTGTGGTTTCAATATCTAGGGAAAAGAGCTCTACAACTGATAGCCGTTTAGCCAGTACCATTAAGTCTCTTTTCTTCATGTTACCGTCCTGTCATTGTATAGTAAGCCCCTGTGCCCATCATAGCTCCTGCAAAGTAGAATACTACTGCTGAAAAGAAGCTGATAATTCCAATCACAGGACCTACTTTAACCAGCTCAGGAGCAAGTAGGCTTCCCATAGCGATATACATTGCAAAACTAGCAGGTACACAGAACAGTAAGGTGATTACTGTTCCTAGCACCCAAGCCATAAATTTCTTCATTATCTCATTCCTCGTCTTTCTTCTGCCTCATTGGCAAGTCTTATACATTCTGCCACATGATTATGCATGTGTATTAAGCTATTCTTCACAGTAGACATTCTCAGCAATACCTCTTGGTAGTAGCTTCCTACAGCCTCAGAGCCTCTAAAGTACATTTCATCTAGGTAGGATAGCTTTAAGAAATATCCGTTACCTGCGTCATATACATTCTTTATAAGCTTTCTAGGCACATAGGCTACTGTGGCTCTTTCCATGTTAGGTAGGCTTAGCTCTACATAGTCTTTCATAGCAAAGAACTTTACACATGACTTTTGAATATACAGATATTTCCATTCTTTAGTCATAGTTTAGTCCTTCTTAGTAAAGTAAGCTTTGATACATGCT